GGTCTTCGCGTGAAATTCAAGCTCCGTGATTGTCTCGGTTCCCATGGTCAGCGGAGAACCAAGTTTCACAAGGATGGGTTCCGAGACACCATCGGCGGTGTCGGAACTGATGATTTCGCATTCATCCTTTTGGTCAAGGACTTCGTCCACAGCGCGGGAAATCTTCTTGCCGAGCGCGGGAGAGAGCGACGAAAGCTCGACTTCGGTGAACGGGCATTTGCCTTTGTCGGAGTAGGCCGTTACCTGCGTGAAAATTCGCTGACGCTGCAAGAGCTTCGAAACATCACGGGGATTTGTCGTTGTGATGGAAGCACCAAGCCGAACAAGCTTGACATAGTTGATAGGTTCAACCGTAAACCGAGCGAATCCGTTTTCGCCCTTTGCATCAATCTCAATCATAAGCACCACCATTGCACCACTTGTTGAAAACAAATCCGCCCGCCTGTCGTGGTGCGATGACAGGCGGGCGGCGTTCCATTCCTGAAGATGCGGAGAGTCAGGAACGAATTTTATGCCGCAGCAAGGGAGCCGGGGGGAAGAAGCTCGTCGATCTCGGCAGCGATGATAGTCATGGTTACCGCGCGACCGTCAGATTCTTCAGGCTCCGTAACTGCACCTTCGGTCAAGGTCATAACAGTTCCATCGAACTTTTCAACCTGTGCGTCGATCTGTGCACAACCCTGATACCACGCAAGCGGAACACGCGGATCGCGAACCACCGGCAACGTCATGGTGGCGTTGCTTGCCGACCGCATCACAGCGCCGTTTGTCAGCGCCGTGTTCGTCCACGCACAAGTTTTATACGTGGGCAACGTGTCGTCAGGCTGTTCGTGTGAAATCGGCCCGATTACCTCACCCGTATCACAGTGCGTGAACGTGATAAGGATGTTCTTCACACCGTTTTGTTTATTGCACGCCATGTTCGAAACCCCTTCTTAGCGGTCGCAGTTATCAAACAAGGCCGGAACCAAGTTGACGTTGATGCGCGCGCCGCGCACAGGCGGGCGATAACGCATGTTCAAATGGAAAACACCCGGCTGACCGACACACTTCGGCTGAACGTCGAAATCGCTGACCAACTGAATATCTTCGTTGATGTTGTCGAATTCGGAGAACAGCACGCCGACGTTGTCGCTTGCCCATTTGCGAATCTTGCCGAGCATCAAACGCAAGTTCGTTCCGATGATGCCGGTTTTGATGTTGGTGTTCTTCGTGAACACGGCAAGGCCGTTGAATTGCTGAAGGAACGTTGCCAAGGCGACGCCGGTAGCGGCGGCAAGACGACGGCTCGAAGCATCGCGGAACGTCGCGTTCGGGCGGTTCTTTTCGTCGCGAAGATAGTTCGTGACGTCATTGTAAATGTAGGGCGACGTAAAGTTACCCTGACCGCTCGTTGTCGCAGGACCGGAAACAACAAAGCCGTTGTTCTGAAGCTGCGTGACTTCCGTGAATTCCCATCCCGGCGTGCAACTTTCCGGCATGTTGATGCACGAAAGAAGGCCATAGGTCTGACCCTGAACGTTCAGTTCGGGATTTTCACAGGTGGAACACGCGGACAACGCGCCGTATGCAGCATTCGTCAGGTACGGCAGAACTGGATAGGTCGTCGGCAGTGCAAGGCGGCTCAATTCGGCCGAATTGTCGCCGTCGGCAAGAACCTGACCGAGCGTGCCTTTATTGAACACGTAACCGTGGCCGAAGCATTGCGGTTTCGAGCAATCCCATGCCGAACGAATCCAGTCACGAAGATTTTCCTGCCAGTCCGTATCATCCGAAGAAAGGACGTATACAGCGAAGCAGCATTCGTTAACCACGCTGGCATAATCATTCGGTTCGGGATTGACGGAACCGGGGGTCGTCTGCGCAAATGCAACCGTCACGCCTTCGGGAGTGACGCTCGTGCAGGAACCTAGATTTGTATAAATGACCGAAAGATGATTGCCGATTGTGCCGCCGTTCCGTGCCGTCAGGGTGATGACACCAGCCGCAGCGGTCGCTTCGTAGGGGAAATCGGGGCTTATTGCGGCGACGATCTTTGCAGCAATCTGCGTCGGTGTGTCACCTTCGTCGACACCGATATCAAGCGAATATTCAGCTTCACCCATGTAAAGCTGAACACGCCCGTCGGTCAGCGCCGTGCCGGTCACCGTCAGGGTGTAAACTGCCGAAACAGCCGCCGCAGCGTCAGCACGGGGAAGCGCGTAAACGCTCACACCGGACTTGCACATGCAGAAAACCTTGCGGAGAGATTCCGTCAGAACGGAGCCTTGACCAAAACGTTCGACAAGGTCGAGTTCGGAGTTTACGCAGGTGACGACGTTTTCGGCGGCGGTCGCGTCATCGGTAATCTGGCCTTCGACGAGAATTTTGCAGCCTTCACCGAAAAAGTTCAGCGACGGGTCAATGCAAAGACGAACGAAGCCGTCGGAAAGTGCATCCTGTGCCATTGTGGTTTAGTCCTTCAGTTCGGTTTGATCGGCAGGCTTCCGGGGAGCCTTGGCGGGTTTTCCAATGGCAATGTCGCCGACGGAAAGACGTGATTGAAGCCATTTGCTATCGGGCAAATCAACAGACTTGCCGACAGGGATAATGGAACCACCCACCGGAGCGGAATACGCAATTCGCCCTTCGACACCGGTAACGGAAATTAGCTTTGCCATGCTTCAGCAACCCTTTAAGTTAAGTGAAAAGCTTCCCGCTTTTATCACCGTATCGCTTTCCCGATCTGCTTCGCACCAATCGAAATTTTGTCGGAACCGAAATTCAATATAAACAGTGTCGCCTTCGGTGGAAATATCCAAACTTACGAATTCAAAAGTTATCCCATATTCCCCGGCGAAAGCAACCATTGCATTGAACAGTCGATCTCGAATTGATTCGTAATCGTAATAGCTGAAAAGTGACGTTTCCGCACCGCCTTTTTTATAGCGGTCTTTATTGAAATTGAATTCAATAATGAAATCGTCGCGCAAGTTGATTCGGGAATTCTCTCCGATTTCAGCGGGGCCGGAAGTGTCACCAATCCGCAGGCCAACAAGGGCGAAAGGCTTTGTTATCGCACTTTGACCTTCCTTGTCGTCTTCCACACCTGTGACGGGGATAGCCCGCCCTTCAAGCTCATGGAAAGTCGGGGAAACGATATGCTTCGCGATCTCTGGAAGGGTCAGACGGTTTGAATAAGTAAGTTTCAGTTTCGTTTCCAATAGGCGAACCTCCCTATTTTTCCGTCCAGTTTCGGCAAGCTTTCTTCAAGCGCCGTGTCGGACATTTTTCGCCGTGCCATCTTGCTTGTTCCTTCGCGCAGGAACCGCGAATAGAACATGTTCGTCCCGACTTCCATTTCGTCACGACCGACACGCTTCTTCGCGCTCCTGAACAAATCACCTGTATCACGGGCAGGGTATTCAGCAAGAGCGCGATTAACGGAAGCTCGAATTGTCCGCTTGGATTTTCCGAAATATAAACGACCGCTTTTAGGAGGATTTCGGAGGCCGTCCTTAAGACGCTTCAAAACGATATCGGCGGAATCAGAAAGAAACCGCCGAATCTGCCGTTGATCCTTGAAGGCCGAAAACCGACCCCATGGTTTGAAATTAATTTGCATGTGTAACCGTGACTTCTATCGCAATCGCAAGTTCCGCCTGCGTGGTGCCTTTCAAATAACCGACAAGTTGCCAGAGAACTCCGGTATCAGTGATACCCAAAAAACTAGGTCTTGTCACGTTTTGAACGGAATGAAAATCGCCGTTGCTGTCGACGATGTTGTAACCTTCTCCGTCAGTCCAGATATAGCCACTAGGGGTGTTACCCGGAACAAGCTTAAGCTGTTTCGTTCCTTCGGAAGAAACAATATTGAAAACCACGTCATAGTAATCGGTTATCCTGACGCCGAACCCCGATTTCAGGGTTGCGCCGAACACGATAGCGAGTTCTTGCCCTTCCTGAAGTTCAACCGCATAAGGCGGCGACATTTCGCTTCCTGTCACATGAGCAACAAGCGGAGCAAGGAAAAGTTCAAGACTGCCGTCCGTAGCTACGGCAGAACCCGACGACGATATTCCGGTGCCGGTGATGAAAGTGCCGTCTGGTTTCAGGCTGAAGGTCGACGGCGTTGTGCCGATTATCGCAGACACGGGACCGGGAGGATTCGGAGCGACTGGCAACGGAAACACGTCACGGCAGACGAAACAGGGCGGCTGAACAAGGCGCGAAGCGGGTGCAGGTGCACAGGTGTTGCGGCAATCAAGAGAAACCATTTTCTTCACTCCTAAAGGGGAATATCGATCTTTACCGCACCAAATGAATTTTCTTCGCTTACGGGTTTTTCAACCTCGTCATTGGATTCTACGAGCCGAGAACGAAGGCGCATGAACTGCGAACATTCGTCGACATTGATAACGGAAATCACCTTGAACCATCGCGGCGGCGATTTCAACCTGTGTTCATACACCCATGCCGAAACGGATATGTTTACGTCAGGATTGTAGTTCATTGTTATGTCATGCGTGGGTTGAAACGTGTCTTTTTGCATCGACACGCCGTCTTTTGAAAAACGAATAGCCTTCACCGGTTCGATAGCTGCCCATCCGTTTATCGAACCGGTGCGGCTGATTAGAAGCTGACCGTTGTCGTCCACGTCGCTCTTTTGGGAACAGACGATAACCCGGTGTTTGCGATCCTTTATTTTCATCTTAAAATCCGTTTCAGCATTTCCAAAGTTTTGACATAACGGATTTCAGCAAGTTTTTCGACAAGTTTGCACTTTTCAAAATCGGTGCACTCATGTTGTGTGAAAAACTCATAGATAGTTTTCAAAGTATCACCCGCCTATAACGGAACCACTCGTCTTGCGCACCCGATACCACAGCGCCGTTGTTGGTGCCGCCGATAAGTCCTTGAGCGTTTGCGGTCGATGTATTTCGAACGCTCATGATCTCGTCACCGGGATTGTTGATGTTCCATGCAATGAGCTTCAGAACACCCATGATGATTCCAGCCGGTACGCTCGATTCGCAACGCCTACCGGCGACATAGGTAGCCATCAACTGCGATGGAACACCACAGGTGTGACAATCACCCCACGTTTGAAAACGGTCAGGGCTTCCGTTCGGGAAGTGCAGAACATTCGAGTTCGGGAATGGGATAAGTTCCAGCGGTGAACCGAGACCGCCGCCCGTGAAAACCACGGGGCGACCGGCAATAGGGACCTGTGAAAGAACAATCTTGCCTTTCCGATTCTTTATCCGAACAGGCTCGACAATGGTCTTTTGCGGGGTAAACGACATACCCGTATACAATTCCGCCGCCTCAAACGCCGCTTCGCGATAAAGCGACAGGAGGGTATCGGTTACGCGCGGGTTGTCATCACACTTCGCGTGTTCCCGAATCGTCTGAAGCGGCAAAAGTGTTTCGTAATTCATCCGCAAGAACCAATCGAAATGTCATAGCAGGAAATATGAAAATATTCGTTTCCTTCGCAGTCAATCGCGGCCTGACGAATATTCAAACGATAGATATCAGCCGGTTTTGCTGCCGGTGATACGCCGAGAACGAAACGCAAAGCCTGTGTCTGCTTGTTCACTTCGCGACGTGACAGCGGAACGTAAACGGCAGGTGTAAACGGAGGTTGCGCGATTTGCGGTCCCTGCGCAGGATCGACGGCAATGACGAATTCACCGACATTGCCGTTTATGGAAAACCAGAACCTATCAATACCCGTGAACGATGTTGCGGGCCTATAGGTGAATGCGCCGTTTTCGCCAAGCTCGACGATGCCGTTCACAGGCGGGTAAAGCTCAAGGATTTCGTATTCGACCGCTTCACCTTCCGGGTTAGGGAACAGTGCAGCAAGGCTACCGGCGAGGGTGGTGTTGAACGGCGTTCTTTCGAAAGCGCTGTTAACGAGCGGTTCGGTGACCGATACGTTTTCAAATTCGAAAGTTGTTTTGTTCGTGAGGCCATGACCGCCGAGCGGTGCCGACCATGCAACGTAAGAAACCATGACGCCGTTAACTTCTCCGGGGCGCGCGCTGATACTCTCACAGCAACACTTACCACAGGCGTCAACCGAACTTGCACCGTTACGTGGATCAACAGAAAAGAAATACATTGTGCCTCACCTTGTTGTGAAAACGGGCGGTTTTAACCGCCCGTTATATCGAAATTGCCCCGATTAACGACGGCAGATGAAGCACGGCGGCGAAACGAGCCGGGAAGCCGTGGGCGTCTGGCACAGGGGGCGACAATTGAGCTTGATCATATCAAACACTCCTTTTGATGTTGCAACGCCCGGATATTAGTTCGTCAGGCCGGGAATTGCCACAGGCTTTTTCGGGCGTCCTGCTTTTTTGGCTTCAGTATCACCCGGTTTTTCTTCGGCCTGAACGTCGGCGGGCTTTTCGTCGGCGGGAGTATCACCGTCAGACTTCGGCGGTTCTTCAGACTTCGGCGGTTCTTCAGACTTCGGCGGTTCTTCAGACTTCGGCGGTTCTTCAGACTTCGGCGGTTCGGTAACAGCCGGGGTGACGACAGGAACGACGGGTTCCGGGTTGCCGTTAACGAAGTCGACGGAATCGTTGTACTGTCCGACTTCCTCGTTTGAGAGGTTGCGGGCGTAGCCGAGACGAATCAGCGTAATCGACACGTCGGAGGGGAAAAGCGCAATTGGGTTTTCGGCGGGCCATTCACAACGGATAGGATCGCTGCTTACCGACGCGCGGAACTCGAAGATATTCATGAGACCGTCGGGCGTCGGTGCTACCGCGCTTTTACGCAGCGGGAAAACGGCGAATTCGCCGGAAGAAGTTTCTGAATATCCGTCGGAACGTTTGTGAAGCTTTTCCATGAATGACAATCCTTGCCCTTGTGTTGGTGGTTTGGCCGAAATCGAGTTCTTCGATAATCTGAACTTCAATCGATTCCGACGCACTTAACGAAAAATTCGCCTTCGTTTTGATACCTTGTTCAAGACGAACGCTAAAGGGTTTCGCCAATACGGGTTTACCGTCATTCAACACACCCATAACGGCGTCGTCAACATGAGGCGAAAAATCCCCGATACCGTTATACCGGGAATAAATGAACACGCGGGCAGATTTCGCACCACCCTTTAACTTAACGACCGCGCGGACCACATCACCGGGCCGCGCGGTCTTAGATTGCTGCACCACTTTTCGCATAGGCTTATCGCGTCGCGCCCTTCATCGTCACGGTAACCTGAACCTTTGCCGAGTCGGCATTGACGGTTACCGGGGCAATGGAAATCCACGGGCCATTGAAACACGGAACCGAGCCAGCGCAGAACGAATCCACGGCGACCGCTTCAGGAATGACAACGGTCGCAAGACCGTCAGCCGTGGCGACGCCGTCGCAGAACGGAACGTCAGGAACGCGGATAGCGGGACCGGGAACGCACGGGTCAGCTTCGGACGCTTCGTGATAGAAGATATTGAACGGAACATCCGCCGTGAGTTCTTCAATCACCTTGAATGTGAAGCCGAACTGATTGAAACCGTCGATCTTTACGGGAAACGACGTGGTGCCGTCCCATGCGATGAAAGACGGAAAGTCAACACCAACGTTGAAATTCATTTTGAAACCCTCGTTATGTTATGGATTGACGGGGCTGTTTAAAACCCCGTCATTTCCGTTTCCCGATTAGCCGATGCGCAGAACGCGGCCATGTTCACAGCAGCCGACGAAACCGCCGTCTTCCGCGCCGAACTGGTACTTGACGCACCATGCCGAAGAACCGCCTTCGTACTGTTCGAAGAACATCGGGCGCTTTTCAACAGCGTAGTAAGCGGTCTTCCACGCGGCCTGTGCTGCGATGAAGGAACCGGCTGCGAACGCGTCCTGACCGGTGCCGCCCTTCGTGTTTCCTTCCGTCGGATCGGGAAGGCAGTTCGAAATGCGGATGCGTTCGCGCACCAGATCGGGGGAGAACGTAAGATCGCCGTCGCCGAACAGGAACCGACCGTTTGCGTCGACCATGGCCGCGAGATAGCCGAAAACGTTCTGGTGCATGACCGAACGCGCGTCGCCGTATTCAGCAGGGAACGACGTAACGAATCGCCGCCAGTCCTGCGCAAGAAACGCCGGGGTCTGAACAGGGTTTTCAGGCGTACCGGTGTTGACGGGCAGCGTCAGGAATGTGGGGAAACAATCCTCTTTCAGCCAGCCCTTCGGCTCGTTGATGCCGTCGCCGACCATGAGAGCGCGATTGCGATTGATGCGATGCGAACGCTGTGCAGCACCGATCATGAACGACAGGAAGTCATAGTTCGCTTCCTGAAGGTTCTTGCGATTGAAGCAGAACACGCCGCGATAATCGTAAGTCTTGCCTTCAAGGTGGCGAATGTTGCCGGGTTCACCGAACTCGGCGTCGCACTTGGCGTCGCAGGTGTATTCGCCAAGCTGACCATAGTCGGCGATTTTCATGTACGTGAAGGTCGACCGCGAAACTTCGATCTGACCGTAAAGGTCAAGAAGCGAAGCGCATTCGATGTTGCAATCAACTTCCAGCGCCAGAACTTGCGGCGTAAAGAAAGCCGGTCCGATGGTCGAAGCTTCGAAAGCCTTGCGCTCGACGTCGGTCATGGACGAAATGACGCGTTCCTTCGACTCGATACCGACCTTCAGCATCTTGCGAACGGCGGAACGGTACGCCTTCAGGTCGACCAGATTGCTTTCGTCGGCGACGAATTCTTTCGGATCACCGCCCCGAAACTCGTGCATGTTGCGCTGAAGCTGGATTGCGGTCTTGCGGTCGTGGTCGTCAAGATCGGCCTGACTGCGCATGATTGGCGAGTCAAGGCGTGCCTTCATGGCAACGAGTTCTTCGGTGAAGAACTGATGTTTCGCCGACAGTTCGGCGTATTCCTTGGTTGCCTGTTCAGCGGCCTTGCGAATTTCTTCGCTATCGGATTTCTGACCGTCGAAACGGGCGGTCAGTTCCTTGTATTTGTCGTCCATTGCCTTGCTGAAAAGATCGACATTGGACGACAGCTTTTCGATATCGCCGGAAATGGCTTCAAGGCCATTCTGTTCAGATTCTTTGTTCGCCATGATAAGACACCTTGTGATTGTCAGTTGTCGGCAACCGGTGCCATTTTCGCCGTTAAAACTGCAAGCTTGGAACGCAGGGCTTTAACGTCATTTTCCGCCAGCCGGGGCGGTTCTTCTTTCGCTTGGAACAGGTGCGCCGCACCTTTTACGACCCGCGTAATGGTGCGCGCTGCGTTCCGAGATTTCACAATGCCCTGTGCCATCAAGTAACGTTCAAAATCGGCAAGCGATTCGAGCGTATCGGCGGACTTCATGAATTCGATAGTGCATTCTTCGTTCATCGGAAACGGAACCATGGAAACCTCCCACAAATCCGCTTTCGAGATTGATAGATACTCGTCGTTTTCGTCTTCGTCAACGATCCACGCCCATTCCTGACGACGGAAACCCACAGAAAAAGAATAACCACCCGCCGATTTCGCGGCAAGATAGGCGTCTTTCACGTAGGTGATTTCAAGATTAAGCTGTGCCTCCATCCACAAGCGACCGTTGCGCGTTTCAAGCACAGTGATTGCGCCCGCGCCCTTGTCCCATGCGTGATTGACCAGAAGCTTCACGCCCTTCGGCCCCTGAAGCCCGCGTTCGCGAATCGATTCGTCGAACGCTCCGGTCATGACGACGTGATTTCCACGATCTCGGTCAGGAGTAGACGCCCATCCCGCAATGTAGCCGTCGGGCAGTCCGTCGCCTATGGCTTTCATTTCAAGTTCGGTCGCCGCCGTGAAATTCAACTGAAGTTCAACGAAGGTGTCAGCGTCGCGGTCATTGAGCTTCTTAATATCAAGCGTCGTCATTTGGTTTTTGTCCCTCTTTTTTGGGCCATCCTGTCACTTCTCTCTTTTCATTCTCGTCGATGAAAGTGACTTTCTCATAAACCGCCGCAATGTCGGCGCGTGATTTCTTCAATGCCGGAATGCTATCACGATCAAAAATAACACGCGAGCCGGGAGCGCAAAGAAACATTGAAAAACCATCTTCCATCGGCGTCAGATAGCCCGGTTCAATCGTGTCTTCGAAGAATGCTTTACGTGATTCGTCGTAGTTGCTGGCAAATTTCGAACCGTCAGCCGCCGCAAAACCGAGCAGTGCAATCGGAATGCCGAAGTTACCGGCAATTGTGCGCGCTTGATCGTCGAGCGGGATTTTACTGTGAATATCGCTCAAGTCATTTTTGATTTCTTGAAGTTTGACGTCTTCGCCGAAAACAAAAATGATTTCTCCCGCGCTATCGCCGCCCGGTTTTGTGTCGTCGATTCCGTCCTTGATCTCTTTCGACTGTACTTCACCAATATCACGACCAGCCGTCACGAACCACTTCGAATTCGGGGTTCCGTCACACTGTTCAAGTGCGCGTTCCATGAGGCCATTATAGAGCGCTACCGGCATTCCGACGGCCTGAAGGGGGGTGTTTTGAACATCAAGGTTCATCGCACCGTTGATACTCGGTTTCACGATCATGAAGGCGTAATTTTCAATCGGCCTTCCTTTTTCGTTCTTTGCTGCCGAATAAAACGACTTTATCGATTCCCGATTACCTTCGTCGCCGTATTGAAAGGTAGTTACTTCACCGTATTTGTTGAATTCCTGCTTCAAGAACGGAATTCCGAGCGGCCATATTGCGTTCACACTGCCGTCACCCATGACGCTGACCTTGAAGGCCATGCGACCGAAACAGGCCCATGAAAGCGTTGCTGCGTATCGCAGTTGCGCGCCGCTCATCGCCGAGTTTGGGCGATTGAGAACTTGCTGCAATGCCTTGCGTTCCTTGGCGCTCATTCCGGTGCCGGAAATATCCGGGTCAGCGCCGACGTACCACTTCACGCTTTGCACGGTCAATCCGAGCTTGTCGAGACACCGGAAAACGACCGGGTGTTCCATGGCGCGGGCAGCGGCCATGACGTTCGAATAGCTGACAACTGACTTTGCGATGCCGGAATTAAACAAACGGCGAATGAAGATTTTCGCCGGGTTTGCGGATGGTGCAGGCGGCGTGATGGCCGCTTTCTGTTGAATGAAAGGGATTCGCATTTAAAGCCGCCTTACCACCACGTCGCTACCGAGTCTGTTTTGTTCCGTGCCATATCGCAGGGCGTCCCATCCGTGATTTTCTTCGTCACACGGTATGTTCAATATATTCGTATCGTCATACGGGTCAACTTGCCAACTGTAAAGCCGCGCCTCATTAATGAACCGTGGGCAATCGGGACTAATCACAATATTCCAGCCCTGAAGCCACTTTATGCCTTCGAGGACGCTTCCCGGTCCCTTTTTGGCGGCGTCCACCCTGAACTTATGATTGTTCATCGTGGATATGCTTTGCGGCCACGCACCATCGGCGCAAATCGTATGGTCTTTCACATTCGGAACGTCGGATATGTATTCCATCCACCTTTCAACGGAGGATGGAAGGTAACGTTCATGTGAAACATAGATCGTCTGAATCGACTTGAGAACATACAGGCGAAGAAGAACGTTCGGGTCATTATTCGACCCGAAATCCATTCCAAATTGCGGACGAATCGTTTCGGGGATTTCCATACGTTCAACTTTGCAGGTGAAAATACGGGCTTCGCCGCCGTCGTCATATTCGCCTTCCCATGTGTGCTTATAGAGCTTGAAATTCGTCTTCTTCATATGCTCCATCTGGTTAACCAGACGAGTTCTATAGAAGAACGGATTGTCACGGTAAGTCGTATGCTTGAGAACGGTTGATGGCGGTCTAACTTCACCGCAGAAATATTTTTCGATTGGGTCTTTCGGGCTGACCGGGTTCCACGACCACAGGATTTCAGCACCTTCGGCGCGAATCGTCGGCATGAGGGTATTTATGGAGCGCTGCGATATGTTTCGCGCTTCTTCCACCCAGCAAATAGTGCAGCCTTCGAGCGAACGGGCGCTATCCGGGTTACGTTCAAGACCTATGAAATTCATCAAAGAGCCGGTGCGACGGCTCCGAATCTCGGTATTCGTGACTTCAAAATCACGACGCATACCGAGACTGATAATTTTTTCTTCAATGAGGGCTTTGGAGCTACCCTTGATTGACGCCTGAAACTGGCGCGCGCCGACAACTCTTTCTTTGCGCCGATTGGCACGCAGTACGATATATTCAGCAATGCAATGGGATTTTTGAGAGCCGCGACCGCCTTTGAAACACTTGTTTTCGGCAGGTTCCCATAGGTCAGCGTATGCGGCCCCCCAATTTAGTTTCATTTCAGACGGTTTTCCGCTTTACGGCGGTCGAACGCACGACACGCGCGGCGTTTGATACCGGCTTCGAAATGCGCGGCGCTACCGTATTCGCGCCCGATTTGATGCGACCTTTTCCGCAACCACAGCCCATTTTAGAACACTCCTATCACGATGATTGTGAGAATTAGGGTTAACACAGCACCGACGGTCGCGCCACGGTAAAAATTGCAGCACGGGCATTCGGTATAAAAAATGCGTGCAAAAAGAATTGACCAATTATTGTGTTTCCCTTCCGCACACATGTGCAGGAATCCGGCACCCCACGTCATCCAGCGGTCGAAAAAATCGGCCAAGATACCCATGATCCTGTAAAGTCTCTTTGCGCTTCGGTAACTCATAACGTTTGCACCACCATTACGCCGCGCCTCTTGTTTCCGCGATCTCGAATGAACGCGTCAGCCATGGGAGCAACGGCGACAAGCTCCGATGGCTGTGTATTGTCGAACTGCACGAAGGCGCTCGCCATCGGAGCTTGTGCCAGAAAATCAACAGCGACGAGCTTCGTCAATACCACGAAGGCGTCAGCCATCGGCGCGTCAGCAAGGAACGCCGTGTTTTCGTTCGTGGCGGCGTCAACCGTGGCGTCAGCCATCGGCGCGACGGGGATAAATTGTGCCGAATCGTTTATGGCAAGATCAAGCGTCGCTTCGGCCATCGGAGCGACGGGGATAAGAGATATTTCCGGGTCGTCGACTTCCGAGAAAACGTAAACACCCGTAAGTGCAGCCGCGAATGGGAACGTGAACGCCATAATCTTTCCGTTTTCGGAATATGACGCATACGTTCTGGAACCGATCTCACCATAATCAATCGCGTTTGTTCGGCCCGTCGGAAGGTTCGCAGGTGGTGCGAATCCAGACTGCGACAACGTCGCAATATCAGCGCTGAAGAATTGGCCGGGGTCGTTCGAAGAAAGGTAAGTTATTTCCGTTTCTTCGAACGCAAGATGCATGAATGCTGTCGTCGTCTGTGCAGCGGCGGCGGTCATGTTGGTCTGAAGCGTCAATGCGCTGAAGCCGGGAACAGGCACAAGGGCGCTCGACCCGTTCAACTGAAGGAACATGACTTCGTTCAGGTTGTAACGGGAATACGAAAGAACCTTGCCGCTTCGGAAATCGAAACCGCTGATTCGGCCAAGTCCCTGAACTTGCTGCGAACCAATCGGCGTCAGGACACCCGTCGAAAGGTCGACGCTGTACGACTGGAAACCGTTGTTCGCGTTCGTCGGACCACTGTGAACAACGATGACATTGCTTTGACCATCACCGGCAATGCCGCGAATCGTGTTTATCGTGCTGACGGTATTCGAAAGAACGACAAGCGTGTTCGTCGTTCGATTGATCGTGAAAACGATAATCCGGCTTTGCGTATAGGCAATGAAATAATCGCCGACAATCCGTTCAATGCCAAGAACAGCCGTCGCGTTTCCGAGAACGTTGTTGCCGGTGCTAAGAACCGAATTCGCACCGGTCGCGATATTGAACGACCGCAGATAGATGCTCGTGACACCGGGGCTACCGCTGCCGATTGCGACTTGATATGTCTCGTCTGCCGTCCACGCGACGACATAGCTTGTCACGGCGTGGTCAGCGCCGCTTGCGTCGATGTATTGGGAGCCATTCCAGACTTTGCGATACATCCCTGTTCCGGGGTTGCCCGTGGCGAACAAAGCGCGACCTGAAGGCGACAGTTTCACCTTCAGTTGCAACGTGTTCGGGATAGAGCCACCGGCAATAGTTCGCCGCTGAAGTGTCCTTACCATTTGCGAATCACCATGAATTGACGACGTCGGCGACCACCGACCTTGTCACCGATGACACCCCGCAAAGAGTATACCGGATAATTCCAGATACCGACACCGACACCGGGGAAACCAATGAAACCGTCAACACCATATGTCGGATAGTTCAGTTCACCACGGAAACCGTATTCTTCGACGCTTCCAGATGCTTCATACGTCGGATATTCCCAATCGCCGAATACGGCACCGTTCGGCGCGGCAACGCCTTCCAGCGAATAGCCGGGATAATCCCAATCGCCTGACCCGTATTGAATGCCGATCTGTCCCGCAAGCGTGTACGACCAGTAGTTAGCGACCAGCACACCGGAGATTTGCTGTACAACGACCGCTTCAGCCTGATACGGCGGGTAAATGAATGCAGCATCAACCGCGTTGTCAGGAACCTTGACAACCGAGCCTTCGAACTCATAGCGGCGATATTCCCAATCACCAATCGTGCCAGCGGAAACGAGACCATCCGTCGAATATTGCGGATAGTACAACATGCCTTCGACAGAAATAGAACCGCCGAATGCGTCGTATTGAGGATATTCCCAATCCCCAAACACCGCGCCATTTTGCTGAAGAACACCGTCAGCGCTATATCCGAGATAATCCCATGCGCCCACACCGACGCCGACGAACTCGACGCGACCAATGACACCGTAACGCGGATAGTCCCATTGACCGGCAACCGGCTGTGACAATCGAACCGGTTCGGCTTCCAGCGGGAATGCGGATATTTTAACGACTTCGGGGATCGATTCGAAATATACAGGCGGTTTATACGGAGCGCCATCGGTCACCGTACCGATGGCGGAATAACCGGGATATTGCCAATCGCCGAAAACCTGAAACGGCTGATACGCTGACATCGAAAGGGAGTATCGGGGATATTGCCAATCCCCGATTACCGAAAGACCGGCTTCTTCCGCAGACAGCGGCAACCCGGTAATCTGAACCTTTACGATTTTCGGGATTAGATAGGTTATCGCCATTTTAAACCCCGAAAAGTACGATTCCCCTTGACGAAAGATCGATATCTACGCCCGAAAGCGCATCAATCGTAAAGTTTTCACCCCAATCGAAGAACGCAATAGGTTTATCGTTCGTTTCGTCCACAAGGGCGGAATACCGGAATGTGAAGTCGTTAGCAACACTGACGGCCAAATCATCCGCCTTCAGTGTCACTTGTCCACCGACGCCGTCGACGATCTGTGCGTTCTGCAAAGCAAGACCGGTTGCCGGAACGTTCGGATCGCTGACGGCAAAACCATTTACCGCCGCTGCAATCGTTGTCGCAGATGCATTGAACGAAGCTGCCGGTGAAAGGAAGATCATTTTCAGGCCGTTCAATGCCACACCGCAACTTAAGAACCGGCTGACCGCAACGTTATAGACGTTTGCGATACCCTCGACGGCGTCAATGTCGGCGGAAAGGAAGCCGAACGGAGAGACCGGAACGTTCGCAAGCATCGTCGCGGAAACATCGACGTCATAAAGCCCGGTGACCGGGTTAAGGCCGAACGCCTTCTTCGAATTGACGTCGATGATATAGCGCGAATCTTCGGTAAACGCAGCGGCCTTACCGAAACCTGCGATACGCTGGATTTCCGTAAGAGTGCTGCCGACACGCTGGTAAATGACGGTCGTGTATGCCGACGAATTGTAGTGAACGACCGCAACGAAACTGCCGGAACGGTCAGGAATAATTTGCGATCCTTCAGCGACGCCGAGACCGTTAGAGGGAACGGTTGAAACGGTCTGACCGACCGCCGCGATGACTTGCGCCGACGACGGTGTGAGCGTGGCGGGCGTGTTGAACGGAACAACAACGATTTCCCCGGCTGTATTGAGGAAATAGATAAGATCACCGCCCGGTGACCATGCCGCCGCGACCGCTGCAATTTGTGGTGAAGTCGCGGTTGTCGTCTGCGCAATGGATGTGAAGTCAGGATAACCCGCGACGCCGGGTGCGACGGTGTTGAAATTGATGTTGATGCCCTGCGAACCTGTCGGATTACTGCGCGGACGAATGAGATAAGAACCGTTCGGGTGAATCGCGACCTTGGCATAGTTCGGGGTATAGACCAGCGACCTGATATTCGCGGCGACTTCAAGCGCGCCCGTAACCAAATTGGTCTTTCGTCCGTTCGAAGTCGTATCGATCGTTGCAAGAGCGCTCACAAGGCCGAGTTTGTTTTTATCGGCGAACGCTCCCCATGTGGCACTCACGTTGTTGACAATCGTTTGATTGCCGATCAATGCAAGGGCGGTCGTGCTGTAACTACGCGCGGCGACAAAACCCGCGCCGTCTCGCCAGCTAACAGAAACGAACTTCGAATCAGGGGTGAAGCTTGCGGCGAGTGAAAAGGGCAGCGAAGCCAGTGCAAGAGAACTGTTAACGGCTGCGTTCGCAACAGCCTGAAATACGTTGTTGCTGTCCATCCTCCAAAGAGAAAGGACGTTAGCAGCCCACGTTGCAAGGTACGGTTTGCCCTTTGCCATATTGATTCACCCCTTGATGATTTATGCGCCCGTCGACATGCGACCGGTCAGCGAAACGACCGTAACAGGAACACCGCCGACGATGGTCGTTGTTGCAAGCTTCAAGTCGCCGTTGCCGGTTTGATCGGTCACGGAGCCGTCGAAAATCGCAACGTCGTTGCTGTCGAAAATGCGGAACCATGTTGCGGTGCCGTTCACGATACCGTTGACCGGTGCGACGGCGTTCGCGTTCGCGCTTGCGACGGTGCCGACCATGGTTGCGGGTGCGAATGCCGGGTCAGCCAGATCGAAATCGACCAGCAAAACGGACGCACCCGGCACGGCGGCTTCGGGGGAAGCGGGGCGTGCGCCGGAATAGATGCGAAGATTACCAGCCGTTGCGCCTGCGTCGATACGGGCATGAATTGCATCGACAAGAGAGAGCGCGATTGCCTGCGAAATGATGATTGCCATGTTCAGAACTCCTTAGGGGGTGACATTCCCGACAAGCGTTATTGCCAAATAGTCGAAAATAAGCGCTTCGGTCGTGGTGATTTTTACCACATCGCCGGGTGTAATAACGGCTGCTTCGTTCAGATCGAACGAAAACTGATTCGAAGCAATTGAAATATCCCCGATTGGTGCGTCATTCACGGAAACCGTCAACGTCGTGACAATCGCCGGATTAACGGAACCTTCACACTCCGCGTTGACGAACGAGAAAGTTTCGACGGCGGTATAGACCATCTGAAGCTCACCCGACAATAGCTCGTCATACGTCGTGGATGCCAGATCGATACGCAGCGGAAAAGCAAGTTCCGCACGCAAGGGGCTATCCGTCGTTCCGCTGCCGGAAAGAATAATCGTGTCCGAATTCTCGACGACGATATCACCGCCAATCGGTGCCGGTGCGGGCGGCGAAGGCGGCAAAGGAACGGGAACGTTCGGACATTCGGGCGGCTTCGCGCAGACGAGGGTAACCATGCGAGTGCCCCTTAACGTGTGGGTTGACGGTATTCGGAAGCCGTGACGCTGACGCCGACACCTGCCGTCAGGTTCGTTGTCGACAGACGGACGAACGCGCTCGACGCGGATGTTCCAACGTCACCGTCAAAGATGACATCCCCGGCATTGTTCTTCACGCGCGCCCATGCCGCGACACCGGAGGCACCGGGAACCGCGACGGCTGGAAGGGCACCGGGAGCGCGAACGTAATTCTGACCCGGCACGAGTTCGGCGGGACCGTAACCCGGTGCAGGGATCGCAAAGGTGACAAGAAGCGTTTGCGTCGAAACGGCAACCGTCGGGTCGTTCGGTTGCGGACCGGTGTAAACTTCAATGCTTCCGCCCGCGTCGAAAAGGTCGACAACTGCATTGCAAGCAACAAGTGCGGCGTTCGTGGGGTGAAAGCGAATTGCCATCGTTAAGAATCTCCGAAAATTTTAGTCAACGTAAACGACTTGACGATGCCCCACAAGAGTTAACCCGACATATTCAAAGGTTCCTTCACTCGTCGAAACGATTCGAACAAGTTGCCCCGGATCAAGATTGAATTCCGACGACGCAAAAACCGCAGCACCGTCCGTGATGGTCACAGTTCCGACAACCGATGTTCCGACCATGACGTTCAAAACGCCGTCAAGCGTGGAACTGTCGGTGACCATGATCGAACCCGCCATATTGGAAGGAATTACCGTCTCATGCGACACCGCGTGAACGCCGACCGTTTCGTCTGCCGACCATCCGCCGATGATGCTGAAACCGAAATCAACAGCGACACTTCTTCCCAATGGCGAATATTCCTGAAGGGTCTGAAGCGCGTTGTCGATACCCTCGAAATGAGAGTTCAGCGATTGACCGTTCGGCAATGCGTAGAAATTCGGGTCGTAGTTCCCGTGGATATCGCGACCGTTCGAAACGAGCCATTTCGCACCGGTCACCGTTTCGGCCATGTTGGAACGGGCGAAATCCTGAAAAGCGTAAGAACAGCTTCCCGTTTTCGTCAGCGCACCGTAAGTCCGTGGGTCAGGGTCGAACAGGCTCGACGAAATGACAGCAAGGAACGTAAACGCGTTGTCTTCCGCCGTCGAAGTGAGCGAAACGATAACGCCGATATCCTTCAGGATCATCAAACCGTTCAGGTGATTGACGACGCCGACGCGCGACCTGTTTTCGACAAGCAACTTTGACGGTGCGTTCAAGGAAAAGTCAGTTTGTTCGATACCGCCCCGGAAAATGAACTCTCCGGTTCCTGCACCCGTGATGCTGACGCTATCTGCGTTGACTTCGTCGAACAGGAACCATCCGGTATTGTTGCCGGTGCCGATGATTGAGGTACTTACGGTAGTGTTGATGAACTCGACCGTTCCGTTCGCACCGGCAATCGTCAAATTGCCGTCGATAAACAGGCCAGAGACCGTCACGCCGCTAACAGCCGCGCCGATTGTGACATTACCGTCAACGTAGACGAAACCGCGCCCTGTTACCGTAGTGTCGGACTTTGGCGCGAAGTTACCCGCGTAGCTGCCGGGGTAAACCTCGATATTGTCGCCAGCGTTCGACGCGCCGATTGCGGCGACGATGGTCTTGTACGGTTTCTGAAGCGACCCGTCGGCGGTTGCGTCGTCACCGGTCACTTCGTCAACGCGCAACGTAACATTGTCGGAGATATTGACGCTTGAAGGATCGGGAAACGGAATGCCAGATGCAAGCAAAACAAGGCCGTCAGGTGTCGCGGTGATGAGGTTCCCGGCGACCGGGTCAAGCTTGACGGCAGCGGTCAGCGGGTCAGATGCAGAACCGTCACCACTGAAATCTATCGTCGAGCTATCGGCGACTTCAACGAGACCTTCGACGGAAATTTCTTGCCAATTGGCAGGGTCAAACGGACCGGGCGGCAAATCTGTCCGCGCCGTATAAAGTTTGTCATTGAAGTTCACCGCCTGATATTGCTGATAGCTTGCGTCTTCGCGGTGCGGAGGAACAAGGGTCGCACCCGGAGTGTAAACAGTCCAGTCACCTGCCAAGAACGGCGTGCCGGGGGGAATATCCCGGTTTGCGGTGTATAGAACGCCTCCTTGCTGAACGACGTCACCGAACGAATAGGCGTTGTCGGATGACCACAGGGGCCAGCACTGGCAATCATCGTTCGACGGCAGGTTTACGCAACCCGGAAGACCGCCGACAAGGACAGGACGAAGGACCATTTCAGTCACCTTTGATGAATGTTGATGCTATGAACCCTAGAACGCCGGTCGTCACGACAGCCATAGCGGTCATGAACCCTTGTCGCTTCACCGATTCAGATGACTTGCGCCAGTTGCGCACGAAATGCATATCCTTTTGAAATTCAATCGGGTCACCGACCGACATTCCCAACTTAAGAAGCGTGTCGTTCACGGTCTTCTCAACGATTCGTTCAACGTCGGCTTCAGTCAAGGCAACCACTCTTATGTCAGTCATTGGGGTAACCCTCTTTAACGTGCAACCGTGAGCGAAATCAAGTTTGCGGCGTCGGTGGATGATAAACAATTTGATAAGTGTCTGCCGTTCCGTCGCCGTCGGGGATTTCGTCGCTCGAATTACCCGCCATACCCAAATATTGACCGATTTTAGCCAAAGCTGCAAGTCGGTCGTATACCTCGATTTCAAGACCATATTTGCCCATTTTCATCTTTTTGATGTTTAGGAACTGGTCAGGGGTAGCTTTCTTAAAGTTAATTGAGACGTAACTTGTTCCATTTGGACCCTCTTTTATTTCAAAAAAATCCATTGGGGAGGCACTTGCGATGCGACGATACGAATCAAGAACCCAATCCACTGAAATGTTGTGTCGCGCGGCGTGTCGCGCCTTGTTATCCTCAATTTTCTTTAAAATTCGTGGGTCTTTAAGGGAAGGTCCACACCCCGGAGCGTAACCGGCGCGAATCTCGGCCTTAACCTTGCAGAAATCAACGCAATATTCCGCGCAGAAAAGTTCGGCGCGTTCGCTAAGTTTGTCGACTTCGATTTCTTCAGGCTCAATCATGATCGCGAGTTAACACGAATCGACGGAATAAAAAAAGCCCCGAAGGGCTTTCTTCAATATGAATAAATTCTTGAAAGCTGACGGTGTCGATCTGCCATTGCCCGATGAATGCTTTCAAGTTCGTCGTCGGCGACAGGTCGATTACCAAAACCGAGACGATACGATTCTTCAAAAGCTACTTTCGCCTTGTCGTCATAGATCGCCCTCAGGCCGTCGCGGATATCCTTCGGAACGTCTTTCGGGAGATATTTCCACGTCTGGAAAGCTTCGTGCGCTTTCTCATGAAATTCGGCTGATTTTTCGTGCTGATGGCAGGCGTTCCATTGAACAGCATACCGAGCCGTAACAGGTTCCCATTCGTCATTCGGGTCACGAACAGCCGAATCGAAATCGCGAACGGTAAGGAACTGGATTTCTTCCTTGTCGAAGTCATGCCGCACATAGCCGATTATCGGCGGCATGACTTCCGGTCGTTCTTCGCGCCAGATCGGGAAAACCTTCAAGCCGTTGCCAAGATCGGCTTCCGCCAACAACGGCTTTCCTTCTTCGTCCTGCGCATTCTCGACAAAGAATTTGAACGGAGGGTTTCCGACTTCGCAAAGATAACCATACGGTCCTTTCGTTTTCATGCTTTTGGTCCTTTCGGTGGATAGCGCCAATGTGTCGGGGTTCCGATACGATTGATTGAACACTTTTCCCCGTCATCGAAGAATTGGAAACAATCATCGGAAAAGAAAACTTCAGGAACGCGACCGCGCGGTTCAATCCAAACGTCGATCTCCTGACCGTCGCGCGGCGCGCTGTCCCATGTGAACCATCCGTCGGATTCTTCGACAGGTGCCGGGGGTGTTGATGCACGATAAACGACGATAGAATCTTGCGGCGCGGAAGCCATGAAAATTTTGACGTCCTTCAGGCCGCGCGTCAGAGCTTCGCTCATTTTTCCGTAATAATCCTGTGCCTCCCAATCCATTTTTCCATAGATTATGACCGTGTCGCCGTCCTTCAGTTCAATCAACATGTGTTGCTTTCTCCGCTTCTTCGACGCTGATAATTGCGCCCTGTTTGTTCGATCCTTCGAGCATCCAAGCCATTTGCTGACCGCGCTCGAATTCAGTGCGTGCCGGTTCGGCAAAGACCGCGTAAAGCGTGGCACCCGGTGCCATGTTCGCGATATTTTGCTTGTCCTTTTCGGTCAGTTCGACCTGAATAGGAGTTTCACCACTGCAAGAAAACCATTCATTCCCAACTTTCACACGCATTACGATCTCCCTTTGGAAAATGCCGAGAATACATGCGATGTGTCGGATTGCTACAAGAAGCCTGAAACGTGGTTAACGCTTGCCCTCGTAGATCAACACAGGCTTTTCGACCGGTGCATTCTTCGGACGCCAAACGTAAACAGCATGGTCTTCGGTTCCCGACTTGCCGTTATCTTCCCATGAAATTCTGTCGTAAAGCACGATTTTGGCGTGCCAGCGGTGGTTATCGCGAAACAGATCGTGACGCGATGAGCCACTATCGAATTTCGCCGTCAACACGAGGATTACCCATCCGCTGCACAGCTTGAGCGCATGACGCGCGTACTTCGCTGCCGTGCGGTTTTGGGCACCGTAAGGCGGATTGGTGAAGATCATGTCGCACGGCTCGACAGATGGCCCGATGCTGAAGAAATCCGCCACGAAGCTATGCTGTCGCTTGTACTCGGCAATGTCGGACGTGGTCACCATACCGCCGAATTTCCGGCACTCGTCGGCGATCTTGTGGTTTCCCGCCGACGGTTCCCAAACGTGCAGCCCTGCGACCGGGATATGACGAAACACCGCGTGTGAGACCCATGCTTCCGTTTCGTATAGCTCGTTTTCCTTCAGATCATATCCCGATGCGACAACGGTCATTGCCAATCAATCCATTTGCTTGTTGCAAGTACCAGAAAACCGAGAATTCCAAACGTCAAGCAACCGTAAACAGCACCACCCGCAAGTGTTCCGACCGCGCCACTTATGAAGAGGATGAAAATGAATATCACCACAAATCCTCCGAAAACAGTTCGCGCTTTGTCCCTGTCGGTCTATGGTCAGGTCCGAACTTAAACTGACCGGACTTGATAGCCAGTTCAAGCGCGGTTTCCCGGTCGACGAAGAACCCGGCAGACGTCAGGAAACCTTCGTCATAACTATAAGCCGTTCGGACAAATTCATCATTGATAATATCGTTATGACGACCGGGGCGCTGAACAGACAGGATAACCTTCCCGACCCTGATAGCCGCCGCGACGATTGAAACGCCGGTCGTCGAAGGTGCCGGAACAAATACTTTGGCGTCTTCACGACCAGCCACCGCGAGAACATTCGCCATGGTCTTGAACGCACCGACGTTCGGCGGGTCGTATTCGGTCCACGCCATAATCTGTTCATGCGTGACGGGTTCATGATCCTTGACGCCCGCACCAGACATGAACGCGTGACGAAGGCACGCCGCAAAAGCAAACATTGGGTTTTTCATTGTGCACCTTTTAGTTAACAGAAAAACGGATAAACTCTTTCCCCTTGTCCGTCAATGTCACAAGGGCGTTTTCGACATTGACGTAACCGAGCATCGAAAGCCGCATCACCGTTGTGACCGAGAACCCGGAAGCGTTCAGCGATATCAGCCGAATTCCCCACGTCGTATTTGCGATAGCGCGCAAGCATTTCACCTGTGCGTGGGTCAGCTTGACGGTCATAGCGCGTCAAGCCCCTTTGACACGGCGCGCTTGATATCCTTGCCGTCTTCTTCGAGCGCTTGAAGTATGGCGACCGCAACGCGGGTAATAGTCTCGTCGGTGTAACGCCCCTTAACGTTCTCGCCGAGTGCGAAAGCAACTTCCATGCTGACGACAGGGTGAACGTTGTGGTGAATGCCGAGTTGAATCGAACACCCGCTGTTCAGGAGGGCAAGTTCTTTTTCGTTCGGCTTCCAGTACGAATAATAACCGGAGGGATCGCGAACGACCGGAAGCGACACAGTGCCTTCAGGACCGGGAAGAAGAACGGAGCCGGGGGAATGAATGATGTTCATGGTCTATAACCTTTCGGCGGGGAATATTCAGGATCGAAAAAGACGCGCACACCTGCCGTGTCCATTTCCTCCATCAAGGAAGGTAACCGTCGGTCAACCCAATTTCTTTGCAAGCAGCAATCGTAACGACCCGACGACGTCAGGACCGAAGCGGCCTTATCAGCGAACCGGCCTTCGCACCCATAGTTAAGCGCGGCCTCAATGAACGATTCAGCATTGAAGGATTCGGTCGCACGAAACGAAAGCCAAACTTTTACGGCTGCGTCATGTCCGAAACCGGCTGTTATCAGGAGCATGTCACAAGCCATACGAGAAAGCCGAACGTTCCGATCAAAAGGACGATCAACAGGGCGAAAACAAAATTCGAGCAAAGGTGCATCATACCAGCAACCCCCGCCGACCGAGCGCAAAGACAAGGCCCGCGTCGTTCGTGCGCGGTTCGTCGATGACGTGCCAGATATGCAGGATGACGCGCGACAGGTTCGACACGGAAAGCCCGACGGTGAACGCAATGTTCTCACGCTTGACGCCCGCCCGAAGCTGACGAATGACGTTCTTTTCAACGTCGCTAAATCCCGCAACGATCTCCTGTTCCCGGCACCATTTCGCCATCCCCCGGAACAGTTCCGCGTGTTTACCGCCCTCATTGGCGAGACGTTCATATTCATCGGCGGTCATCGGTTCGTTCTCTTTCTTTGTTCGTAATACGTCTTCATCGTCGGATGATTCCCCCAATGCCAGCCGTCGCAGAATTGACATTTGTAGGCGCTTGGCTTCCTTCCGCTCTTTATCGCCTTCGTTCTCGTAATCGATTTCAGAGCGTTGTGCATTGCGGCTTGCGCTTCAGACCGAGACGAATACGGCACTTTCACGCACATCGATAATATCCCCGTTGCTGAATTCCAGATGACGACCGAAAACACCGACAACCATTGCGGACCGTGTTTGATTTTCCCATTTGCGCCGATACGACACAACGGAACGGATAAGCGAACGTAGCTCGAAAGTCGTCGCCATTGCAAGATTATTTTGCACGCTTATTCTTCATTTCAAGAGTTTTGAGGGTTTTCAGGGCTTTTTCAGCGATTTCCGGCGTCAAATATTCCGTCGGATCGAAGCGTTTTATCTCGTTTCGAATTGCCTGAAGCTTCGTTGTGAATATCCATGACGCGGTGCTTCCGTCGATCTTTTCGCGACACCATGCCGGGACCGGATCAAGCCAGCCGAAATCACCGTGTTTTGAGGATCGCTTACCCCATGACGAAGCGCATTTCCATATGGCATAGACTTTGCCCTTACGGATTGTTCGAACGTGGTATTCGCCGAACTCGACCTTGCCGGTGTCACTGTCGACAAAGACGCAGTGAAGTATTTGACCTACTTTCATTTCTTGCGATCCTCGAAAGCCTTCAGTGCCGCGCACCCTTCCGTGGTGATACGGCTGTTCAGGAAATACGAGCGCTTCAGGTAACCCATTTTGACGAGACGGTCATAGACGTTCGCACGAACGCCAAGTGCCGTTTCATTATATGCCCGTTCGTCTTCGTATTTCTTCAGCGCCAGATATTGCGGTTCGGTCAGCTTCATTGTGCACCGACCATCGCAATAAGTTCCTGTCCGATTCTTCGGAGTTCGTCGGCGGTGACGAACACAAGGCCGTAGCGTTCAGCCGTAGCATCCGTGCCGAGAATGAAATTTTGACCGGCACTGTCGCACGAATCGACCTTGAAGATTTCAAGAATGTCGAGGGTCTTCAGATATCCGCGTTCGTCGATAGCAACATCAACGGCAGGCTCATCCGTGGTGATGTATGGTGATCTGTATTTCATTCGTCGGTGTCCTCATCCTTCAGGTACGCCATGGCTTCGTCCCAACTACCATAAAGCCAATGGGTAATTGCCTCATCACGTTCGAACGTGTCATCGGTAGCTTCGTGCAGATCGGCGACAAACTTGTCCATGGCGCACGGCCTGCCGTCGTCGGGACCGTTGACCACGTCGAGCAAATCGCGAATAGCGAATGATCCTCTACCGACACGGAACCCTAACATGCGAGTTTCTTCCGGTGTCATGGCACTTCTTACGATAGTGACCGAGTGACCGCCGAGCGCTTCGACGAGGAAATGCATGATTTTCGTTTCCAGATCGACAGTTTCCGGTTCCTTCGGTTCGATCTGAACGCGCGGGCTATTGATGATGTTGCCGGGGTGTGCCGCCAACCATTCCGCATCGCTCGACACCATCCGCGCAACATTGGTGTTATGGTCGTTCAGCGCCTTGGCAACGGATTTCTGAAGGTGTTCGGGCGGGTGACGTTCGACAACGCCCGCAATGAAGCTATCCGGTATGACCGACATTCCCTTTGAAATGTCTGCATTCCAGCTTTTGACATGCATTTCAGCAAGTTCCTTCGTCGGGAACCAGCCACGCAGTTTGTGTGAATTTTCGTTCTTTTGTTCCGCATCAACGTAAAACATTTTGCAAGATTATTTTGCATTGTTGCGCGGTGTCGTCAAGACACCTTTGATCTCTGGAAGCGGTGCACCCGGCGTCGGAGCGGGCGGGACATATGGCAAGCCGGTTCTGCGCAATGAGAACATGTTTCGATTGAAGCACTGACCGCAACAGGGGTCGAAGCGACCTATCGCCTGTGAGCAAGCCTTGCAGAAACGAATGGTCCCGGCGAAGTTTCCGATATGCCGGTCACGCTCGACACGCTCCATCGCGGCGCGCTGCGTTGACATGGCCCGACGTTCATTTTCGGTGCTTCGTCTGACCCTTGCGTTTTCCTCACGTTCTTTTTTCAACATCCGGTGACGGAAGGAATCAAATTCAAGTCCCGTCATGTCGTCATGGGGAATGCCGCGAAAGACTGAAAAGCAGACGCGACAACATCCTAGATCCTCAGGTACTTCGAAAATTCCGCATTCGTCGCAGATTATGATTTCAGACATTTCAGCTTTTCCTCAACCTTACAAATTTCCGAGCAAAACCGTTGACGCCCGAAACGTGTAAAGGGTTTCCCGCAATGTTCACAAGGGTGTTGTTTCGTTTCCCGCTGCATGGCCGCTGTGACAAGACCGCATTCGACCGAGCAATAACGAGCGCGCCCCGCCGATCCTTTCGGCATGGGTCCGTCGCACTTCAGGCACCTGCGCACCGGCTTGATCTCTGGAAGCTTGAACTTCATCACTTCAGCCCGTGCCGCCTGTTTCCGTCGCAGCATGTCGCGCGTGACAAGGCCGCATTCGACCGAACAGTATTGCGCACGCGGTCCGACCGATTTCGGGATATCGCGCCTGCATGTGATACACTGTCGCCTGACATGGATCGACGGCGCAAGAAGCTGACCGCTTTTTGCCAGATAGATAATGTCCTCTTGCCGCTCCGGGTAAAAATAAAGATGAGGGCCGATATGCACGGGGATAAAAAGACCGGCGATATGATAGTTCGGATAATCCCCTTCGATTTTCACATCACCGTTCGGATGAGGGACATAACGACCATCGACGAAATTATAACCGCTTATGTTCGGTCTAACATCGTAATTAATGAGAACGTCCATATCACCTATATTAGAAGCGACAAACGAACGGTCACCAAAATAAAAATGAAACGTCCGACCATCGTTCCTTTCGCAAATGATCCTAGAACCGAATTCGACGTCTTGAGCGGACATAAGGTGGTCGCCGCGAAACGTAAAAGACTCAACGGACTGCCAATACTTTATCGATTCTTCCATGTTTTCCGGCCTTTTGTGACTTTCACAGGGGCAAAGACTCAATGAAAATTTTGCGCCCGATATATCCGATTTTTCATCAGGTGAATATGTATCATTCTTATTATAATATGGTCAATGTTCATATATTAATTACTAGTTCGAAACATCTTCACTCCACCCTTTCTAAATTAAAGATTTTTAGTCATTGAGTCTTTTAAGAGAAAACCTAATAAAATCAATAAATTACGGAAAAGACTCAATAAATCCATTGAGTCTTTTGGATTGTGGAACAAGAAATTATCCAATGAAATCAACGAGGACTCAATGGGTTCTTAATGTAAGGGCTGCTTTCGGACTTGTGCGCCTATTAAGAATTAATTAAATTGCAAGCATGTTTTACAATCTCGAATTCGGCGTTTATCACCCCTGCAAGTACGCAACGAAAATCCGAATGGTTCTTCGTAAGGATGATTGGTGCATCATGCGTCATGGGGATTACGAATTACGGGTGGCCTATGTCAGTTCGTTCGGCATGATCTTCAAACACACCGGTTTGCGCTTCCCGAAATCATCGCTTTGCATGGTTGTTCAGGGATCGACCGTATCAGCCGAGCTAAGCGATTTCCTGTTCATGTCCTGCACATGCCCCATCGTCGACGTAGCGGCGCGCACAGTAGCGGCGCGGCTTCAGCGGTATCTTCCGACGTGGCGACCGCATATCACCACCAATTCACTTTACGGGGCCACAGGCACAGGCAAAATAAAAGGGGCCGGTGTTACCCTAGCCCCTGATTATTCGTTGCGTGGTTCTATCCCGGTCAACCCTGTAGATATTTCCCCACAGCCGTTTCATGCTGTTCCTGCGCAGCGGCTTCCGCTTCTTCCCGCGACGGGTGGCGAGTTCGCTTCGTCTCATTCGTGAGATAGGAATGAAGCATCCATCCGTCATCACCGTCACCGATGTACTGCGCATTGAATGACAGCGTATCTACCGACTTCGCCGAACTGATATAATCGCCCCGCTTCCATTCGAGCGGCTTGATTGTCAGCGCACGTTCAATAGCATCCATGACCGCCTGAAGGTCCGACAGGTTCGTGAGGCCAGCCGCGTTGAACACCCGCTCGAAGGTCTTAGGGCCGACTGTGTATTCACGATCAAGCGCTACGAACTTCATGAGGAACCGGAGTTCATCGGACGTCAGCGGTTCGGACATTTCCGGGAACATCACCTTCATAAGTTCCACCGGCAAACCGTCGGGGAACAATAGCGCGATCTCGTCTTGTGAAATTTTATCTTCACGTTTGATAGCTTCAACCGACGGCTTCAGTTCGATGTTCGTTTCAAACGGAAGGTTCGGATTGCCATTGAACATGAAGGGGCCGAACACAAGCATCGCTTCCCATAGGTGCAATTCAAGCCAGCCGTCGGCGTCGACCTTGTCGTATTTCAGGTACTCGCACATAGCCATTGCCATATGCCCGTGTTCGGTCAGCTTCAGCCGAACCTTATCGTTCATGTTGATCTTCATTCGAAATCTTCCTTCTTCAATGTCACCGGCACAGTCCGGTAAACTTCAAATTCATCCGGGTCTTTCTTGAATTCCTTCAGAACACGATTGACGCCCTCCATGTCCGACGCAGTAAACGACAGCCGCCCGTGATGAAGGACCAGATAGATAACCGCGTTCATCTGACTGGCGATTTCTTCAGCCGGTAAGACGCGCAGCGTTTCCGAACACAGGTCACAACCCAAAACAAAATCACAGGATATTTCATTCGACTTCAGGCGACCATCAACAGCGACGGAGTTCACGCGGTTCGAAGGGAACCAGCTTTGCAAGTAGCTTCCACAGTTCTTGCACTTCATCGTTTCGCCCCGTTCAGCCGCATGTGAAGGTCCGTGAGGACGCCGATGGTTACAATACGTCCTTTCGTTGCCTCAACCGCCGCGATAAGCGGTTCGGTCAGAGTGTATGATTGTTTGCCGTCGAACATCGTCAGGCGGTCCCAATCCTTCAGGCGCGCGACAACGATACGCGTAATCGCTTCGATATCCCCTTCGGCGTAGCCGTGGCCGATGGTGTCGCGCAACGTTTCGAACGCTTCGGCGCAACGCTTGTAGTGGTCGTCAGGATCGACGCCCCGAAAGTGCGCAACGGCTTCAGCGACCTTCGCCTTATTGCCGGTCATCAACATGATAGCCGCAATCTGGTCTTTCGTTTTCTGGTCATGCATTGATTATTTTCCTCATATTTTCAGGCAGCGCGAATTCATCGGCGTTACACCTGCGAGATTCAATTAACTTGTCAGGGTAAAAAGCCCGAAGAAGACCGGCCACGTGTGCGGCCTCTATGAAGGTGAAAGCTTCCGCATAATTGAACTCATGCGCCTTTATCGCCCCATCTTCGCTATAAACCCACTTTCCCTCTATTTTCAGATACCAGCGCGGTTCATCCATGCGGCACACAGGCGGCGTCTATAACAGGCGCTTCCCCTTGATCGTCGACAAAGGCCGTAGGCCAACCCCCAGCCCACACGGTGCGCTGACGCTTGTCGCACTCGACGAAGGTCATAGGCTCCGATCGATACGCTTCGATCTGTTGACCGTTTGCCAGATTGATGAGGATGACGAACACGAGCATGTCAATGCTTCCGCTTCCATACGAGGAACTTGACAGGCTCATCGGCGTGATGCTCGTTGTAAGCTTCCGCGCTCTTGAACCCGGTGACGATGTAAAAATACGGTGCACTTTCGAACCGCGCGACGGTGTCACCGGACGCATCTACAAGAACGATTTCCCGTTCGTTGACAGTGTTGCGCGCCTTGAGCTTCGTATTAATCATGTCGGTATCTCCTGTTGATCTGGAATTACCTTATACAAATGATTTGTAGAATACAACCCCTAATCATCAAGCCATTCGTCTATTTTATCGGACCAAATCCAGCCGATGACATAAGGGATAGGCAACGGAATAAGGGCGTATTCCGGGTGTTCCATGCGTAGCACCGCACAGACAGCGAAAATCATAATCAGGAAAACAAACCCGCACAGGCCGACAATATTAGCCGTAAGAAGCCGTTGTGTATTACGCATCGCCGGGTATCTCCGTTGCTCTAGCGGTCAACCACTGTTTTCCTTTTTCAGTGATTTCGTAGAACGTGTCAGGTGGCTTCAGGTTCTTATCCGCCCGCCTCATTTCCCTAGCGAACATCGGCGGTGCCGGGAAGTTATCGGCGACGGTCAGCTTCATGCTTCACCCTTGGCTTCTTCAAGCTGGTTGAACGCTTCGCCGCAATCGTCGAAATCGATGTTGTTGACGTTGTCTAGCAGGTTGTCGATATGCGACCGCGCCGAATCCATCGACGTCATCGCATCGTCAGACCGTTGCTTGTGGTCTTCGTTCTTGATGTTGTCGTAAACATCCGCTTCTTCATCCCGGATGGTGTCCAGCGTCGTCATGATATCTTCGAGTTCTTCGGCGAATGCTGACGCAGCGGCTTCGAATGTTTCGCGCGCTGCCGTCAAGCGATCCTGAAGTTTATCCAGTCTGTTTCGGCGATCCTTGTTCATGTCAATTCTCCTGTACCACGGGGCGGTTGATATAGGTGGTCTTCACACCCTTGTTGTCATGATGCTTCTTGACGGTCGCCTTCACCGTTACGGTTTCGCCCTTTTCGCCGAGCTTTACCGAGCCACGATAAACAAGCACATTGCCCGCGTCGTCCTTGAGAGCGTGAAAGAAACCATCGGGGTCACCTGCGAAATCAACCATGGCTTTGAATCCGGTAATCTCGACGGTGAACAGGCGGCGTTCCTTGAGCTTGCCGACGAATTCAGAACCGGCGTCACGGGCGCGCAGATCGGCCATGCGGGCAGCATCTTCAGCCATGATGCGGCGGCAAGTAGCTTCCTGCTTTTCGGACATTTTGCCGTTATCGTTGATTGCCTTCTTGATGCTGACGAAGAACCCCGAACCGCCATTTGCCTTGCGTTCGATGAACGTCACAAGTGCAGCAAATTCCGCGTCTTCGTGAATGCGCTTGTTGAACGTCTTGGCGGCGTTGTTGCGAATTCGAGCGTATGCCCCGGCGACATAAGCCGCTTCGTTGCCTTCCAAAGATACGCTTTCAGGAATGTTAATCATGAAAAAAGCCCTCATGTCGTGTTGAACATGAGGGCAATCTATACAAATCATTTGTAGTGGTCAAGGGCTAAAAAGTAAGAAGGGGCGTTATGGTCCAGCACCACCTGTTAACCCGCCCCTTCTTCCTACTAGACAAAACGAGGAGTCTGTTTCGTCTTTCGATACCTGATTACCAGTCAGGCAAACCGTTTATACGCGATGCAAAATAATCTTGCAAGGGGTTATTATTGAAATCTCCGGCTTTGCTTGATTAATTTCCGACCTTCGAACAGCGCGACATACACATTCGCGCTACGTTTTCTTTCCTTGGTGTATCGGTCATTCGCCTGCATCTCGGCGAAATCCCCGGCGTAAATGTCGACTGTTTCGACGTCGCCGTATTTCCTGACGATGACCAGCTTGAACCGTTTCATTTCCCTGTTTCCTTCAGAATTCGTTCGGCGACATTTTTCAGCGTCGCCGAACACGCCGCGCCATTGATGAAGACACTGGATTTAACCTTGACGGCGGCTATCGCCAGCAAACGCCACTCATGCGCTGTGAACGTCATGGTCAGGGATTCTTCATTCGGAATGCTCATAGCCGCGCAAGCCTCCTGTTAAGTTCGATACCGCCGACGGGCTGACGGGTCCGCTTGTCGACGTACAGCGGGTTATTCCTGTCGAGCCGGGAAATCACCTTCACCCCGGCTGAACGCGCCACAGCAAGCGCCTTGGCGAATTCTTCGTCCTCCTTGACCTGCGCCCGCTGCAATCGCTGAAGCAGATCGTCGGTAAGGTGCTGCGGCAACGAGAAACTAACCTTGCTCATGGCGCGTCACCGTTACAATAACAGCGTCATCCGTCCTGTTCGGGTCAAGGAAACTCACACGGATTTCATCCGACGGGTGGATGTTCCGGTGCCGTTCGCGCATGTAAGCTTTGACCACATCGGCGACAGTGGATTGGCTAAGTCTTGTTGTCCCTTCCTGAACGGTGATTTCAACCGTCTTCACTTTCGGTTCGAAATTAAGCATCGACCTGAAGCTCCCCGATAATGTCCACAGGCTGGCAACCGAGAACCCGGCACGCCTGAAGCATGGTTGCGCACGACAGACGGTTCCGCCCGTATTCGTATTTCTGCACCTGTTGAAAGGTGATGTTCAGCCCTTCGGCTAGAACAGTTTGAGACATGCCCCGCGCGGTGCGCAGGTTGCGCAGACGCTTGCCGATTTCGACGTCAATTTCAGTGAGACGCTTTGCCATTTTATTCACTCTCCATAGTTGCGCCATGATAGGCGATGTGAACAAGGTCAGAAAGATTTTCGAGTTCGACCCAAAATTCAGGATCACTCGGTTTGAATGCCCGCCACATTTTCTTTTCAGGCACCCAAACAATCCGGGGCTTTTCGAAAGTGATGACGCCGCGTGCCAGCAATTCGTTAAGACACACCGCGCGGCGCTTGATTTTGATAGGCACGTTATTCACCCTCCACTCTATCCCCGACCTTCGGGTGTTTTCTGGGGTTCTTCATTTCCCCGTGCCATGTGACCCGATATTCCGCTTCGGTGCTGAAAATGACCGAGTAAACAAGACCGACGTCCTTACCGATCCTGAAAACGTCAGGATGTTTATTCCGATACGGGTTATCCGTTTCTATCGTGAAATAACGGCGGCTTCCGTCAAGCAACGATGCACGAAAAATGTCGTCGCCAGCCTTTTCCACGTACACTGGACAGGCGATAACCACCCGCTCACTGTCATCGAAAGAAGCGAAATATAAACCCGGCTTCATTTCCACATCCCCGGTTGAACCTCATTGACCCGATAGAACCGACGCATTTCGGGGCGATCATCAAGAAAGCCTTCCACACCGCGCCGCGTCTTCCAGACCTTTGCCTTAAACGAAGCACCGATACCGATATACTTGTCTTCGTGTGTCTGCATATCCGTGCAAAGCGTGCGACCGTTTTCGATACGAACAAGTGTGAAATTCATGTCATGCCTCCCTACGAACGAGAACTTCATGAATTTCCATGATGGCTTTTGTCACGCCCTTGGCAGGACGAATATCATCGGCGCGAAGTGCTTCGACGCTTGCCAAAAGTTCAGCCTGCATCTTCCGAAGCGTGTCGGTCGTGAGGTTTGCAAGAACTGGTGCGCTGATAGAAATCATGTCGGTAACCCCTGTTTCGTTAAGAGCAACCTATACAAATGATTTGTAGTCGTCAAGCGATTATTTTGCCCACGGTGCCGGTTCCCCGCAATGTAAACATACGGCTTCGTCAACTGGTTTTTCTTCGTCGCACTTCAAGCAGTATGAATATTTTAGTGGAAATAGCCTCTTTCCTTCGTCGGTCATTTCCACACCGGCCTTAACAGGTGAATGGAAATTTACTTTTATCAGGCCCCGCCGTTCTAGAACCTGATAACTCGCAAGGGGTGTCCCTCCCCAAATCTGGCTGAAACCGTTTGTCTTAGCCAGATTACGCATGATCGATTCTTGAGCGGGAGAAAGCTTTTTCATTCCCGCACCCTTTCCGCTTCGTTCATTCCCTTGACGATGTTCACAGTGCTTGCCGCCTTGTGCAGCACTACCGAAAGGCGCGTGTCGTCGACGTCGGCTGCAAGTTGTTTCAGATCGTCGTAAAGCTGATTGAGGAAGTCACTGCTATAGGCCATGCCATGTTTTCCGACACGTGTGACGGTCATATCCGATAATCCTGCAACTGTTTCGATTGTGCGTATTCAACGGCGCGGATGAGATCGACGCGCCACCATTGCCACGGGTTCAACCACCAAAGAACGTGAACATCATCCTGTGTGGATCGTATCGCGCCGAACGACCATCGGGTGCCGTAGTAGCGGTTAGAAATCCAGAGTTCGATTGGAAGCTGTTTGTGTCTTGCGGTATGGGGTCCGATATCCCAATTCTCCGGCGTCTCACGAAGCGAACGAATGATCGCACGGGTTATCTCCCTCTTATGCCTGTTCATTTCAGATTGTCCTTGTAAACGTGCTTCTCGTTGAACCATCCGACGAACAGCGTCATTGAAAGAACCTCGTCGATAAGTTCCTTCTTCAGCGATTCCAGAACTTCGCCGGGAATCTCCGTCGGGCGGGCAAGCTGACTTCCGTTCATGTATATTCGTTCATCGTTACTGTCCCAAACAGGACCCTTGAACTTGTGCCGGGTCGTTGCGCGCGTCTGTTGCGCATAGCTTACAAGCCGGGTGCCGCGCTGCCATGCATTGTGGTCGAACACGTAGAGTTCACGCGACAGTGGCGTTGCGTTGTGGCTGATTTCAATTCGGCTCATTTGCTTGCTTCCATGTCATCGATAAAACCTTGCGCACTCATGCCGGTGCTTTGTCCGCAACCGCCGTAAACGCTGTCAATGATGTTGTCACAATCCCGGTCAACCGGTACGAATCCCCATTCATCTTCGCAGAATTCATTCAACGCCTGTTCGGCCTTGTGACAGGCGTTGTTCGCCTTAACCGTGGCGTTGATGAGGGATTGAAGTTTACGCTTGTTCATAGCGGCCACTCACACGCGTAATGCGCTCCATCGTATGCGTCACACTTGGCGCGGATATCGTCGGGAAGGTCTTCGGCCTCACAGGTGCCTTGCGCGACGTCATAACGCGGGTCCGAAGCGCTTTGTTCGCACCACACATAATAATCATTGCCGGGGTGTTTCTTGACGTACCGGGCGCGCGCTGCACCCTCCGTGCGATATTTATCGCGTATCATAGTGCCACACCATCGTTAAAACCCTGTTCCCATTGATCGCGCCGCCTGCCGGGAGGAAAGGGGTTAGCCGTTCTCGGTCGCTCCTGAAGCGCCGCCTTGAACCCGAAGTTATAAGCACAGAACAGGTTCATTCTCGGCATGACAACGCGTTCCGCGCGCTTCATCTTTCGGTCGTCAAGTGATGGATCAAGCCACCAACTATCGACGATTCCACGGGCTGTTGCGTAATCCATTATCTTGCCTCCAAGCCCATCGCCTGACGGGCGATACGGGCATAAAGCGCGGCGGCTTCCTGTTCGATCTTGGCGCGCTCTATCAGGCTAGGGAATTTAGAACTTCCCATCCACTCGAACCGGGTGTTCAGTTGAGCTTTGTATTCCCGAGCCGCCATTGATTGAGCGATTTTTGCACGCGTAATATTCATCGACTTGCATCCTCAATTTTACGGACAACCGCCATGCACTCGTCAAGGGCGGTTTCGTGGATGATTTGTAGCCGTCCACTTGCTGCCGACAAAGCGCCGTTTTTAATTTCGTGACGCATTTTCGAATGGTGTTCTACCGCTTCGGCGGACAGTGCATAAAAGATGCGGGCGGCTTCGGCTTCCGTGAGTTGAATGGTAATCATGATAGGGTGTCTCCGCTGTTGTTAGAGACACCCTATACAATTGATTTGTAGAATACAACCCCTTATTTCATCAAACGTGTGGGCCACTGGTTGAAAGAAAGGCCGAGCTTCGAAGTGTTCCAGATGGTCTTAGTGTTCCAGCGCTCGACGGTGCCGTTCTTCTTCGTGACGGTCAGGATCGAATTGCCCCAAATGTGAGAACCGTTGATCGTCGCCGAGACGACGTCGGGACCGACCTTGTGAACCAGCTTGCAAATGAATGCGTCATAGTTCGCGGCGGCGATATCACGGTTCTGTTGAACGAAATGTTCGATGGCTTCAGGGTTCGGAACGCGCTTGAAGTTCTGACGATGATAGGCGCGAACCTCAATGAGTTCATCGGTATTCTTCGTCAGCGTGTGAACGTGGCTGTGAAGCTTTTCGTCGTACTTGTCGTTTTCAGTACGGGTGCGCCAGTTTTCGTTATAGGGGAATGCCTTGAAAATGTCGCCGTCGTGCTTAGCCAGTTTTGCAAGCAACTTTTCGATTGCCTCACGAACGTTCTTTTCCATCGCATCGACGGCGTCAACCTTCATAGGATGGATGCACAGGCCGACCGGTTCCTTTGCAGCGACGGATGCCGCGAACGCGTCAGCGGTAACGCCCGCTTCGAAGGCCGTGAGAATTGCTTTCGGCAAAGTGCGGTCAAACACATGGCCCAAAAGACCGCTTACTTTCTTGACGTATGCCGCCTTGCGGTTTTCGAGAACTTCGGCTTCGCGCTGTGCTTTCTTGGTCATCTGCATGTCGGTATCTCCTGTTGATCTGGAATTACCTTATACAAATGATTTGTAGTGTTCAACCATAAAATGAACAACCCCACGATATTTTTCCGGTTCACGGGCCGGTATCGTGGGGTTGTCTGGTACGGGGCGACCCGCAACGTTACATTACACGCCTTCAGGGCGTTCGACAAGGCTGTCACGCCAATGGCAATCACCGCACTTGTATGAAGCGAACGTCGAAGCACGCGGCGCATAAATTTTTCGGTTCGTCGGGTCTTCCCAATCACCTGCCCGATTGAAGGGCTTGTTTTGATACAGGTGACCATGTTCGTCATCATCGACCGCAAGAAACCGATATTCAGGCGCGACATGCGACCAGTCGATTGACGGCTTTTCAAGTTCAATTCGATACTCGTTCCGCGCCCAATCCCAATTAGGGGTATCGTCTGGTCGAAGTAAATACCAGCCTTCATCACGGAAACAATGAACAGCGATCTGCTTTCCGTCGGCGAACGCTTGCATGACAGCGATAGCCTTTAGTGTTTCTTCCTTCGTCATAGCCCCACGGCCTCCCTTGCTGCCTTCGTGGCATTTTCCACGGTCCTGAATTTCTCGATTTCGCCGATGAATGCGGTTCCTGCCGTCGTGACGAGTTCTATCACTTCGCCGACCGTCCGGTTTTCACCGCGACCGAATTTTTCGATAATCTCGGCGTTGATTTTTTCGATAGCTTCCCCGGCTTCATCCCGAAGTTTCGGACTTGCTTCGAATATTTCCTTAGCGTCCACGGTACAGACTCCCGTATGTTTCATTGAGCGATTTTCGCAAAAGGAATTCACGAAAAGAAAGGTGTGACCTAATGTCACCCGTATAATAGCCACGGTAAAAGTCCGATTCGATATCCAGAAACTTACCGTCTATAACAGCAACTGGCCTGAAGGAATGTTCGACAGGAACACCCATCGGATAAGTCGCAGACGTCCACAGGTCCGACACAGGAGCCGCCACGGGGCGCAAGAAGCGACGAAACCGACGAACGGCTGCCAAGTCCCGGTAAACCTGTTCGAACTCGCTCTTTCCCTGCCAAAGCAACGGAAGACTGAACGACCACTTCATAATTTCAGGGTATGGGAACGATTCCTCGAAAGTAGAGAACGACAAGCGACCTTGCGGCACTAGTTCGGACTTGTGAACCTTCATCATTTCAGAACTTCCCAAATGTCGAGCCTGTCAACGTCGACAATGATTCTGTTCAGGTGGATGAAGTTGAACGCCCTTGCGCCTTCCTCGCGAACGCCGGGGTCGACGTCGACCGAGACAGGACCGGTAGTGAAGATGCGGTTGCGGTTCACGTTCGCAGTGTCCAGAACTTCCATCATGTCGGCAAACGTTCCGTACATCCTGCCGACGACTTCCACACGGCAGACATGAAGCGAAGTCGCTTTGAATACCCGCTTTCCCTCATGGGGTCCGTACTCACGAAGGAAAGAAAATTCTTCCAGTGTTGCCGGTTGTTCCGGTCCTGCGAACGCCTGCACCCCGGCTTTGTTGCGGGACTTAATGTCGTTGTAATCAGGCATGTCACCGTAAATGTGCGCCCAATGAAGTTTGATGTTTTCGATAATCATTGAAGTTGCTCCGTAAGCCAGAGTTTGAAGGAACGGCGGGACATTGTCGGAAGGCGGCTATAGCGATCCTTCAGAACGTTAATTGCTTTCTGAAGCTCCGGGTCATTCACAGCCGCCTTTTCGCGTGATGCGAGTTGTTTTTCTTCCTCGACTTCCCGGCTCTTTTGTTGCCACACGATGGTGAACGGGGAATTGAACGACCTGACGAACGACGGGTCACCGGTAAAGCCGCTTATCATGCCGTCGTCGTTCAGGGTGAATCCTTTGGGGAACGAGTAGACACCGCCGATGGAATAAGCCGGTGCTTTCTTCATCGGGAACCAAGAGGTTTTACGGGTCATTTCATTACTGGCACCCACGGGGATATTTTGCGCTACGATGGTGTCATGAAGATCGACCGAAATGAACCCGTAAAAGGTCTTTCCGTTATAGTTGTTTTTCCCGGTGTAAATGAATTCGGTCATGCTGCTTCCCTCATATTCGAGATACCGGCAAGGAACATCCTCCCCGCCGCCGTAATGTGAAATTCACCCGACCGATTCCAATTGTTGATGAGGCCGTAATTGATGAGAGGTTCGAACGTGTCGATCTTCACGCCGCTTTCGAATTTGCGAAGCGGGTGTTCGGCGATCTTGGCGAGAACTTCGCGCTGACGGTTCGTGAGGAACTTGACGTTCCATGTCGACGGAACGACCTTATATCCCTTGCGCTTGGCCGCTTCGACAAGAAGCAACGCCCGCGTGATATTGCATTCTTCGACGTCGGTTTTTGCGACGTGCGGTGGTTTGACGAACGAAATCTGACCCTCGAAGCTGAAGAAGCGAACGATATAGTTTCCGTTCGTCATTTCAAGAACTGTGCCTGATTCAAACATTGTATTTCTCCGCTTAGTTGTACGCAGATTATACAATCTATTTGTATCAGTCAACCCTTATCGAACACTTCTTTAAAAGAAAATGTACCGGGGGAAGGGGTGTTCTGACCGGAAATCTCGCAAGCTATCTGTGTGATAAACATCGGTCTCAACATACCAGCATCGGCGTATTTCTTAAGAATTTTTTCAACGTCAGGATATTCGACATGTCTACCGTGCGGTGAAAAACCACGGTTACACAAAGGGCATTCTGAAAACTGGTTGTGATCCATTATAATTTATCCGGCGTACAATTTTCGAGATATTTCACGATGGCTTCCAGTTCGAGCGAGTTCGGCAATTCCTTCAGTTTCGCCACGGCTGCAAGATACCCGGCCCGATAGGCGTTCTTGTGGCGCTTTTGGTTCTTCGGCGGTTTGACGTCAGGCATGGGAACTTTGAATTCAGATCGGGGGAAAATGTTTCCATGGTCGTTCATTTGCCGATATCCTCCGAAACAGCCCGCGACAACGCGTCTTCAGCTTCAGACAATTCGTTCAGTTTAGCGCGGTAAGTCGCATCGAAAACGCTTGCTTCACACACCGCGCGGCGCGCGTTCTTCCATCGCTGACCGGAGTCAATGAGGTTTTTTAGACCGACTTCCGTGTAACCTTCAATTTTCATTTGCCGATATCCTCCAAAGTAACTTTCTGCCCGGTCACTATCTTGGCGACAAGTGCGGCGATACGGTCAATCTTGTCATCGTCCCGGCGTTCGAACGTGCTGTATGTCCCGTTGCCGTTATAGACGGCGTGCTTCATGATGTGGTCGAGAACCTCCGCTTCCGTCGGCAGACTGTGCGGCTCGATATCCCTTGCCGCGTGCGCTGTCCCGTCGGGACCGATAACGTGCGTCCATTGTTCGATAATGCGGGTTTCTTCACTTTCGAACACGTATCCTTTTTTCATTTCGGGAGCGAGTTCGATACCGGGGATTGCGACCCCGTCATTTACGCGAATATATCGGGTCATCTGTTCACCGCGTGAAAGCAAGAGACAATTTCGCAGGCGGGAAGGCTCGTGAAAGCCAGAAACGCCATCAGGAACGACAGGGCGGCAATCAACGCGACAACGGCACCCGGTGAAAACTTGCGATCCATACCGGCCATGTAGTGCTTGCCGGTGATATCCTCACCCGAAAAATAATGCGCCACCGTATAGCGCCGTCCCGTCGCAATCGTGCGCCTGAAGACAATCACATGGTCGTCGTCCGACCTTGAACGAATGCGCGCCTTGCGCTTGGCTTCTTCCTTGTCGGTAGTTGAATCGACGACTTTCGCACGGGAATAAATATCGTATTTGTAGATCATATCTTCACCCCTCCGCGATACTTGGCAACCGCCGTGTAACCGATCTTCCCCGGCGAATACCGGATAACCGTCGCACTGCGGTCAACCCTCGAAAGCTCTTTGGCTTTCGTGTGTGCCGCTGTCTCGTCAGGGCATTCGATTGTCTTGCCCTTGAACGTCTGCACCGAAAATTTATGCATCATTTCCCCTTAGCCATCCTGCGGCGCTTGGCGCGCTTGCTTTCCTTTGTGGTGTCGATCACCGGCCCGTTATGGTTCGGGTGTTTCGACCTACGGAGTTCTCCGTATTCACGAGCCATGCCGATTTTTTGGCTTGGCTCCAGCATCGCAGAAACCAATATTGCCGCAGCAAGACCATATGTTGAGCCTATCAGTCTCATGTTAATTTTCCCCTAAGCAAATGCGGCGATGAGTGAAATCGTAACGATGATGAGAGAACACAGAACCGCGTCATGTGCCCGCTGATTATCGTCATAGGTGACGGCAGGTTTGACAGGCACCGGACGTTCTACGAATTCGGCCCGCGCATTGTCATAGGCTGCGAATTCGGCCCGCACTCTTTCGAGCGTCAGAGACCTGTACGCATCGACACTTTCAAGGTCGATGGTAATGAAAGAATCGCCCCGGAACTCGCACAGTCTGAAAAGTCTGGCGGCGAACCGAGTGTTTTCGAAAATCGTAAATCTGATACGATTTGCAAGATTGAACCTTCCGGGGTTTCTGTCTTCCCGGTGTTCTTTTTCCCATGTCACCAACTCGTCAATAATGGGAATCAACTTTGCGATCACTTCGGCCTTTTCGACCCGTGTAGAAATCATGTCTTAAACTCCGCTGGCATGATTATGTTCGATGGTGCGCCCTTGAACATCGGCGCGATTTGGTTTGGTGTGTAGCCTGCAAGACCGCACCCGATAGGTGTCAACCTGAAGGTGATAAGCCTGTTCATGGTCGCAAAAACCAGAAACCTGTGAACATGCTTTTCGATAACGTCGAGCGGCAAGACTTCCAGATTATAACCCTTCGTCGGTATCGCGTAGCATGACCCCATAAACCCGACGCCTTGCCCGCGTATCGCGCCATGGAAGCGCGCGGCGGATAGAGCCGCACCTTTGCCGTGACGACCGGCAAGATTCGAGCCGAAGACAAACACAATGAATTCGTTCTGAACATCCATTTCAAAACGCCATCCGTTCAGCCATGCTGTCGATTGCGGTTCGTCATCGAACGGGTTTTCGTAATCACCTGCCCGATAGGCAAATGTGCCGTCTCTGAACGCCGCCTGATAGCCGTCAGCCATTTGTAAGGATCATTGCCCCGTCGGAATATCCTTCAAGCCACTGCCGATATTCTTCGGTGCCGCGTTCGTAAGGATTGGTACAGCGACCTTTGCCGAGCTTGCCCGCGAGTCTTCCCTGCATGAAAGGTGTCATAGTCCCATTGTCTCCTGATAGAAAAGCGGCACTTCCTTGTAATCGCCGGGGCGACGAGCGAACAACCACATGCCATCACCGCCCTTGATTTCCGATTGATACCAGTTTCCAGCGATATTGAGTTTGAACATGTGGGTCGCTCCTTGTTATGAAGTGACCTTATACAAACTATTTGTAGTTGTCAACCGGTATAGCCCCGGCGTTCCAAAGGGGAATTCCATGCTTTGCCAAACGTGAAACCATGTCGGCAGTTCCACGGCCACCGGGAAAACCGATAGCGGCCTGAATATTCCCTTCGTCGATCATCTGTTGATTTCGGATAGGTCCAGCGCCCTTTCCGTACTTGTCCCAATCGGCAGGGAAAGCACGCGTAGGTATGCCAAGGTCAATCGCCACTTGTGCGCCCGTCAGATCGGCACCGCGCGCATTACCGTGCACAACTTGATTTATGATACCGATTCGGGCGGTGAATTCGGCAAACGCCTTATGAACCGCGAACCTGTCTCTAAAATCACGACCGCCGAAAACCAGAACGATCATTTCGAACACCCGGCGCAATAACACAAGGTGTTAGCCTTCTTGAATTTCCAGCCGTCTTTACGAGCTTGTTTCAGGCATTCCCGCTCCGTTTGCCCGACATATTGCGCCTGAACACTGGTGATCCTGCTTTGATGCGGGCATTCCGGTTCCGTGTCGCAATACAGGTCCATCTGATAGCCGCCGACGATCATTTCGCGCACTTCGGTTTTTGCAGACTGTGCAAGTACCAGCGCATCGCAAGCACGGGGGTTTTCATCTTGACCCCGGTCTTCTTGGCGTCCGCTAACCACTGGTCAGAGCGGCCGATTTCGAAGGCTATTTCCTTGTCGAGAATGCCGGGGCGGCTCGTGCGAACGTCGTCGAGCCATTTGCTTACTTCATCGGGGGTCATCAAAGGTGAACTTCCTTCAGTTTCACGACGCGCGCAAGCGCAAGTTCGGCGCTTGCTCCGACAGATCGTTCGTGCCCCGGAAGAAGCGCAATGATCTCGGCGCGATTGAGAATGTAATTCGTGTATTCGGTGAAGGCTTCCCGAAGCGGGAATTCGCTGCGATCCTCCTTACCCTTGAAGCGCTCATTCGCTTCGTACTCGGCGGGGTTATAAACCTCAAAACCGAGCGAACGAAGCAAGCGTGCCGCGTTGTGAAAGGCGGGGTAATTCCGTTCAGGATATCCAGCCATAGGACCGGCAAGATAGATGCGACCGAGCGAAGGCGTCGCGGTCAGTTCCACAGGGGCGACACTATTAATTTTTTCTTCGCCCCTCGTAAGAAAAATTGTGGAACCATTGGTCAAACCAATTTCATCAAGGATTTCGACAATGTCGTATTCATTATCGGGACCGCCGATAATGTTTTTTCCTTCGGCGGTCCATGTGTAAACGCCGTCCGTCAAAGGGTATGTTTTACACGTGTATTGATCCCGCGTCTTAATCGGACCTGTGACAACACCATTGCGCAGACGCACCGTTTTTCCGATAAATTCGGACATTAAAAAACCCTCATGAAATACAAATCATGAGGGTTATAAATACACGTAATTTGTAGGGCGTCAATCCTTCAATTCACGAAGCGCCAGCACGACATAGCCGTCTTCCACACCGTATTGATTTCCCCGGAGAACGAACGTGATTTCGCCGAAATAGGGTGTACGATCTTCCTTGCGAATCCTTACTTCCTTCGGTGTTTCGTATGCGGGGGAAGGCCACGGTGCGGGTGCGAATGACTGTGACATAGGAGGCGCGGGAGCCACTGGCGGTTCGAAATAAGTGATTTCAACCGTATCACCGGTCTGAAACGCCCGGTCATCCTTGCGTACTTCGAAATTCTTCGTGCCGTCCTTCACCGCATAGAACATCGGCGGATGAGCTTTCAAAACGTGGTGTGTCATTTCTGATTTTCCTTGATGAGACGTTCGATTCGATTGAGTTTGAATTCAATCGAAATCAGTTTGCTGGAAGTGTTGGTTACGTGAAAAAGAAGGGTGCCGACGATGAAACCAACAACGCCGAACCCCACAATCGTGGTGAATAAAGACGGAGAATTTTTCACGTCTACGGGCGGTTTATCCGGCATTATCGGTTATCCCCGTCGCCATTCAACGTGTCGCGTTCCGTGCGCCCGCACAGTTCGTCAAGGTTCATGAAAGCGATTTCCGAAAGGGTCGATCCGATCTCCTTTGCCAGTGCCGCCAAATACCACAGGTTACCGCCCATTTCTTTCATGATGGCAAGGCGGCGCTCCGGTGTGATGGTCTTGAAGCGAACAAGGTTGTCGCCCTCGCGGAAAGGTGTATCGATGAATTCAATCACGCCGTCGTCGCGGAACATTTTCTTGACTTTGTTCTGGATTTCCCCGGCTTCAGCCAAACCGAGTGCGGCATACATGACGCCGAACGGTGTTCCCTGTCCCGGATAGATCGCCGAGCGCGTGGCGATTTTCTGGTACTGGTTAAAAGAGTCGCGTTCCGCGTAATTACCCGTTCGGAAGTTCTCGACGTCGGTACGGTCGATCCGATTGATTGGTTTTGGAGGGTTTTGAAGGCGTTTGACGGTCTGGTAAACGTCCTGAACTTTTTCCCATTCGTCGCGAATCTCGTCGGTGATTTTGATTTCGAAAGCATCTTCTATCGCCCTCGTCACATTCTCGACGAAACCGATATGTGTTGCCATGTTCCTCAATGAATCCGAACGACGAATCGGCGGCGCGGGATCGATGGAACAACGCCGATAGATATGAAGAAGCGAACGAATACGACTTTCCGTCTCGTCTTCCTTCAGTGCTTCGGCCACAGCGGCCACGACAGGAGCCTTGACGCGTGTCGGCGGTATCAACCCGCGCAACGTCTGAATCATCGCCTGACGATCAATGACGGGAACAAGAGCGCCGCATGTTTTCGGAGTCGGTGCGCCAAGTTCCCGAAGCTGTGCAATGAGACGGTCGATTTCAGCAACATCAGGATCGACCGTACCGACCGGGCCATAATTGACGACATCGACCATGTCATAGCCGTCTGTGCAATCAACGAGAAACTCTCCTGTTTTGGTCCATGTATCAACATCACCCGAAACGCTTTTTGCCCATACAACATACTCGGCACTAAAAGGCCGTTCCACTGGTTTTTCGATAATTGTTACGGTCTTGCCGTTACGAAGACGCACGACCGCGCCGATAGGGAGTTCGTTGAACATAATGTCGATCCTTTTTACCACGGGATATTTTCCGCTTCTTTTGCTTTCTCATTGGGGCGATTCCCGTAGAGCATCTTTTGAAAAAGCGCGATCCTGTCGGCCTTGTCCATGAGATTAAGCGACTTGCACACGGCGGTCGCCGAACGGTGCCGGGTGGCGAACCATTCCTTGTAAGTGACTATCAGATTGATTTCGCCGAGTCGCCACGATTGAAAATCGAAATCACTGTTCCGGTAGTGGTCACTCCCTTCAGGGTAGAAACCGTTTTCCATGATGATTTCAAGAGCGTGTTCAAAATCATCGTATCGCTTCACTTCGACGAGATAATCACGATCTGTGTCCGTGGGCGGCGGGTTACAGGTCACGCGGGAACCGCAAGGTTCAACCACGCAACCCGCCTCCTGAAGCTGGATCAAAACCAGATCGTTCATCATGCACCGGCAAGCGAACGGAACAGGGCGTATTGATCTGGGGTTAACTGTACGCTGTAACCCGGCAAGGGATTGGCCGTAGGCTTGAATTCAAGCGCATCGAACAGTTCGCGCAACTGCACCTTCGACGACTTTTCGACATGCTTCGCCGTGGCCTTCTTCTTGCCTTCGGATTCAGCCTTCTTGACGGCCTTCGTCAACGTCTCGGCGGCACGTTCACCGCCTTCTTTCGCAAGCGTCTGTTGCGCGAGTGTGGCTGTCACCTTGCCGGTTTTAACCAGCGTCTTCAGTTCTTCCGGTGCCGCGTTCAATTCCAGCATCGAAACAATCCACTGACGTGACTTGCCGACTTTCTGCGCAATCTCGGATTCCTTCAGGCCGTAATCAAGAAGGCGTTTGAAAACGCGCGCCTGTTCGATAGCCGTCAGCGGCTTGCCGGAATTTCGAACGATCATCGAAGCGATGTGATCGGCTGCGTTAGAATATCGGTCCTCGACCTGCACCGGCACCGTTTTGATATCGACGCCTTCGGCAATGAGAGCCATGACGGCGAAATAACGGCGGTGACCGTCCGTAACGAAAATATCGTCGCCTTCGGTCTGAACGGTCAGCGGTTGCTTGACGCCAAGTTCCTTGATCGAAATTTTAAGTTCTTCAAGATCAAGGCTTTCTTCGTCACGCGCGTTCCATCCTTCCTTGATCTTCAGGAGTTCAGGCGCTATCCGGTAAAGGTCAGAACGCCCGGAGGCTTGTTTCTTAATCGACATGTTCTCAAATCTCCGCAAGAACGTTCATAGCCGCAAGCGGCGACGTGACCAGCACACGGCGGCTAACCGGCTCCGGTGCGTAACCGTTCGTCAGGATCATGAAGTTCATTTGATTGTTGACGACAACGCTTGATTTCCCTTTCCGGTCGACCTGAACGGCGCGGTTCGACAAGATCGGCTTCAGAACCGAAAGGACTTCTTCCATGTCTTCGGCTTCGCAGTCGATTACGACCATCGCGAAGTTTCGGACCGAGTCGATGAAAAACGGCGACTTGATAGCCGAAACATCAACGACGATTCGGTGTTCCGGTTTCAGTCCGACCGCCTTTGCAGCCAGAACGGAAAAGGTCGTCTTGCCTGACGAACGACCGCCGACAACGACAAGCGCGTTATCGTTGTAATGTCCAAGCCGAACATTGTTCAGCCATCGCTTAATTTCTTCCCGCATCGTAAATCCTTTTTGAGCCTTTTATTCGGTGGTTGCTCATCACCTGTCACTAAATCATTTGTCGTAATAAAACCTGCGCACCGCGTGCCGTTTACATGGCAATCCTCCGGGTAATCAATTGACGTGTACCTAGTACAATGCAAAAATGATTATGCGAATTTGTGTTAACACGTCAACGGGAAAATCAAACATGGTTGATAAATCCTTACTTCGCTTGCTTTGGAATCATCGCTTCAGGAGAACAACCGGAGGATATCGGGCACGCGGTCACGCAAGACTTGTGAAAGTCGATACGATTGACAAGTTATTTTTGCAGGGTGTCATAACGACCCGAAACGATGAGGTTTTTCTCACTGAAGCGGGCCGAAAAGAAATCGGCCTCACTTCTTCAGCGGAATAACATTGTTCATCACCGGCAATGTCGGCGCGATCTGGTAACCCTGTGCTTCACAATAATCCGTCACAGGGTCACCGGAAATCTCAAGACCTTCACGAGCGTAAAGCACGGGCTTGTTCATTCCTTCACCGAAGATTTCACGGCTCGACCTGCCGATTTTCCGGTACTTCAGATTGCGCAGGATTTGGGCTTTCTTCGTCGGTCCCAACTGTGTTTTAGGCATGGCAGTTCGAAGAAGTTCGTCAAGCGCCCACGACGAAATCCAGCCGTTTTTGAAACCGTCACGATCTGTTTCGATGGCTTCCATGATGTACTGTTCGACGGTTCCCATGCTTTCAAGGATCGCGTCGCCGGTCGATGACGTGACAGGGGCGTTGATGAGTGTCGTCAGCGGGTCATACTCTTGCGGAATGGCAACCGTCTTCAGGAACCCGGCAATCGCCGCCGCGCCGCCGTTTTCGAACCACCCCCACAAGCGCAAGAAGTATTCAGCCGTCATCCCGTGGGCGTTCAGGTCTTCCTTCGTCTGTTGACGGGTGTAGAAAATCGCATAACGACGGTTCTTCAGATCGATAGGGAAAGCGTCCTTGTGGTTCGTGAAGAAAATCCACCGGGTCCAATTGTCTATCATCCGCTTCTTGCCGCCTTTCGGCTGTATCTCGACGCGCGGGTTCGTAATGAGTGGTTTCAGAACGTCCATCATTTCGCGCCGCCCCTGCATGTGCGCTTCTTCGACGATGATAAGTAACTTTCGGTCGATGTAATCGTTGAACTTGTTCGAAATGTCTTCGGCGTTCGGCTTGTGCGTGTATTGCTCCCCGACGATGTACGAAAGCACGTCGCCGAGAAATGACTTTCCGTTTCCTTCGACGCCTTGGATGACCGGTGCCCAACGAATCCTTTTCTCTGGATATCGGGCAAGAGTGGCGAACCAGTAAAGAACGATGTTCATATCCCGTTCAGTAGGGAACAAACGCCGCAAATGGTCGAGAAACAACGACACGTCACCCTCACACACTTCGGGAGTGTGTGGAATATAGGTGTTGATCGTCCTGTCACCATCCTTTTCGAGAACGGTTCGGTCAGGGCGAAAAACGCTTCGCTGCACGCGCGGGAAACGCACACAGGTGTTTTGCGTGAAGGCTTCGAATGCGCTCTTTGTCGGCTTCCTTCCTTCCGAGTCAATGATGAATGTCGTACCACCGAAGAACGCCGAAAAGCGTTCAGGAGGGTAAAACAGGTTGTCTTTGAACACGTAAATCGCATGGTCTTCCATGACGTATATCATGTTGCTGAAATAGTTGATCTGTTCCGAAGGAATCATAGAGCCGTGAGCCGTGACAGGTGCCCCGCCCATGACATCCTTGTAGCCTTCCGCCGCAACTACTTCTTCAATCTGTTGAAACCGTTCGGACGGTATTTCAAAACGACGGTCAGGACGTGGAATGTTATAAACATTCCGGCACCCTTTCGCCGCATTGGTAACCGTCCACTCCTGATACTCCGGGCGTTTCTCGTACTTTTCACGCATGAGACCGGAACGCCTGAACAAGCGATCCATGCGCTTCAGGTCACGACCTGTCCAGAAAGCAAGATGCGACATAAGCGCCGCATCCGCTGCCGAGCGGTCGAAAATATCGCCTTGTGTCGACGGGAACACCTGTGCGAGTTTCACACTGTCCGCGTCCCATAGTTCTCGAATGGTGGCCTTGTCACCGAACTGTTGATTGAGACCGCCGCGACTCGACAGCATCATTGTCAAAAGTTCTTCGTCATCTTCGGGGCCGGTGTATTCCGGGTCAGCGCCTTCGGTAAGTTCGGCGTCCTCATTGGGGGTTTTCACCGGAATGTAAGACAGAACCGCGCGGCTCATGTCGACGTTGAAATCACCCGAAAAGCCATGCTTACCGAACGCGACGAAGCGGCGAGAAAAATAGAACTCGTGCTTCTCACCGTTGATTTTGAATTTGTTCTTGCGTGATACACCGACCATCGCGTCACAACGACCGATGATATGAATACCATCACCCGATTGCGACACTTCCATTGCAGCGCCATGGAACAGTTGACACGCTTCATTGACGTGCGGTTTCCAATGGTCACCGATTCGGCAGTCATCCAGATCGAAGAAAAAATATGGGTCTTTGTCAGTGAAGACGAAACCGATATTCAAACCGGAGTTTTTCGCTTCGTCATAGGTCATCCAGTTACGCGGGTCATGTGCGTCGATCAAGCGACCTAGCTTGTCGATAGGAACCTTGTCAGGTTTCGGCTTGCCGGGTTTTTGAACAAGCTTCCAGCATACGAATTGAGCGGGCAAATTCAGCATGTTCAGGCACGTTGCGCTTGTGCTTTAACGTCTCTTGACGCGTAAGAACTTTTCGCAATCGCGTTCTGCAAAATCCTTTGATTGTTGAAATAATGCCGAATCGTCATCACCGACGTGTTCACGGGGCAAACTTGCGAGACGAGTTTAGCCGTCACGTTATCAAGCCCGATAACGTCCGCAAGGCGTGCGCCGTTCTCAAGGATATACTCCTTGCGTTCGTCTGCACTCATCACTTTACGGGGTTTCGTTTTCATATTTTTCATGCCCTGAATTTATCCCAAATCGTATTAACACGAAAGTGCGGTATAGCGTCAATAGCGGTTTCGAATGTGTAAGAAGTCTTCCACCGATTGCGCGAACCCGCACAGTGCGCCAAAGGACGCGGCATGTGTAAGAAAGTTCATTTGACCTTTCTCGTGTTCATTCCCGGTGTAGCGCCAGCCGGGTTTTTTAACCTCTATAAACATCGGCCTTCCATCGCGTCGAATGCCCACGAGATCGGGAGATTTATAAACCTTGTTCAGCTTCGTGGAATCGTTGCCGAGACCGAATCGGACAAAGTTCCCTTCCTCATCCGTCATAGCGCCGGAGTTGTTTCGCCACAAGATATCGCCGAGTTCAGCGGCATGGATTCGGATAAGGTTCTGAACATCCCCTTCCGTTCCTGTCGCGGGTGCTTCGTCGTCGCGCGGGTGCGATATGAAAAGCAGGCGTAATTCAAGTAGTGCTTCGAACGGAATCGCGTATTTCCTAAGCCATCCTTCAATCATTTTAAATCCATTCTTCACGAATCAATGCTGTGAGTTTTCGCGCGTCAGGCGCACCGAACGTCTGCGCAGTCATGATATCCACGCCGTAGGTGTGATAGAACTCGCGGTAAGATTCCGCGTCCGTCCGCTGGTTTACATATTTCCGAATACCGGCCCATTGCGAAATGCATTCGCGCAGTTCCTTTTGCGCCTCTTGTCTTTCCTGCCATCTTCTTTCAACCGTTCCGACGGCGTGAGCCGGGAGGTTGTGCGGTATCAATGGGCGACCGTCTATCTTCTTTATTTCCCCGCGAAGCTGTGAAATCAGTTCAGGAGAGAATTCAAAAAGATCGCCGTCGACAAACTCCGGTGCAGTGCGGGCTAAAGGTTCCTCTTTATGTCCACACAGCGTGCATTCTGTCTTGTATGCCGCGTAAACGTTGAAACAGTTAGTGCACGTTTTGAGCTTGACCGTCGTTTCCGCTTTTGTCTTCTCCTTACCGTCCAGAGACCATGCGAAATCGGTGTCGGGCACGCATCTAAGGGTCAGGCAGTTGCCGACATGATCGGCGATCTTGCCGGGGCTTCCGTCGGGTCGAACGCGCATCACACGACCCATTTGTTGCTTCCATTTGATGATTGACATGGTTTTTCTACCCGCCGCCATATAAGACGCACCGGGAACGTCAAAACCTTCGTCGAACAGATCGACGTTCATGATAAATTTGACTTCACCGCGCTTGAAGCGATCGATACCACCCTGACGAACTTCGTCGGAACTTTCGCCAGACAATGCCAGCGCGGGAACACCCTTGTGAATGAACGCGGTCGCTGTTTCAATTGCCTGTTCAACGCTGACGGCGAAACCTATCCCCATTTCGCCGGGGGCGAAAGCAAGATACGTATCGACAATATCGCCGACAATCTTCGAATTCTTCGAACGCTTGCGCAGCGCGTCAAGCGTATAATCTCCGGTGTTTTTCGAAATGTCTTCTTCGTCGACCATCGTGTATGAGGGTGGCATACCGAAGATTCGATAGTTCGACAGGCGACCTGAAGCGATAAGTTCTCCCGGTGTCGGACCTAGAACAAGGACGTTAAATATTCCGCTTAGCGGCTTGCCATCTGTGCGCTTAGGTGTCGCTGTTACCCCTAGCCCGTTCGCTTTCGGGAAGTTTTCAAGCACAGCCCTCCCCCACTTATTCGTCGGAAGGAAATGGTGACACTCGTCGCCTTCCCATAGGCGCACACTTTCAAAAAACTGTTTGTAATCTTCGGCGCGTCTGTTGATCGTGTCGACACCGGCAACAGCGAACGGTGAATTTTGATGGTAATAACTTCGACCGGTTTCTATAATGTGCCGTCGAACGATGAATTTGACGACCTTTTCAGGCGCTATGATTCTGTGCGTAATTCCGAATTTCGCGAAGGCAACGGAAATCTGACAAACAAGTTCCTGACGATGGGCAATGGCGATAGTTGGAAGATTGAAACGTCGAGCGACGGAGGATTTGATTACAGTTTTTCCCGCTCCCGTCGGGGCCACGGCCAGCACTGTTTTTTTGCCCATCATCCATTGTAAAAAGATATCGTCTTCTAGTTTTTGCTGATCGGCGAACAGTTGCATTTGTGATTTTCCGTGTTGACACATATTTGCATAATGAGCTAATCGTTTTGCGTCAACCTTACAAAAGGACAAAACAGAATGACAGCCTTTCTCGATATCCGCGTTGCGGTTTCTGACGACGAATTCAAAAACTTCATCTTGCGCCTTGCGTCTTCTCCCGTTGCCCTGAAGGCGACCGACGAAGACGGCGAAGAACTTTCGACCGCACCCGTCGGCGACGTTGACAAGTTCGGTATTCCGTGGCTCGAATCGGTTCATGCCGGTACAAAGACGCAAACGAAGGATGGTCGCTGGAAGCGCCTGAAGGGCGTCACCGAAGAACAGCGCGACGCCGCCGAACTCGCATATAAACAGGCGAACCCGACACCGACCGGCCCCGCCGCTGTTCAGGCTGTTTTTGCCGCTCCGACTGTTCCCGGCTTGCCTGTCGTTCCCGGTGCACCTGTCGCATCGCAGCCGGTGTATGTTCCGCAGACGGCGACCGCGCCGACACCGCCCGCCGTTAACCCGGCCCCTGCATCCGTTACGATTCCTCCGCAGGTTCCCGGCGCTCCCGCTGCCGTCGCTGCACCCGCAATTCCCGGCATGACGCCACCGGCTCCTGTCGTTCCCGTGGTCGTTGAGGACAAGCCTGTCACGCTCGACGACGTCGGCACGGCATTCGCGAACCTTCAGGCCAAGTATGGCGATCTTCCACAGGAATTCGTGGACAGCATTTATTCGGCGGCAAAGGTTTCCAATCCGAACGATATCGTCAACGACGAATCGGCGCGGAAACGTGTTATCGAAACAATCACGCTGACACTCGCACAGAACTCCTGACGGCTTCGACATGATTCAATTACGCCCTTCCAGCGCTTTCAAATGGTCAAACTGTGCCGCAAGCCCGACTTTCGAGACGGCAGCGGGACCGGAAGAAGTAACAGACGCCGCACGGGAGGGAACCTGTGCGGCGTGGGTAGCGGAATGCGTCCTCCGGGGCGACGCTAACTCGTCTGACGATCTGGTAGGGCGTAACCATTCGAACGGGTGGCTTGTCACGCTTGACATGGCCTATTACGTTCAAAAATATATCAATCACGTTCGTTCCCGTGGCGGGGTCATATCGGCGGAACAGGTCGTCGTCATATGCGCTTTCATCCAAGGAACCTATGATAGTTCCTCGATTTCTTTCACGGATGACACGCTTTATGTCGACGACCTGAAATTCGGTATGGAACCCGTCGACGTTTTTGAAAATCCACAGCTTGTTCTTTATGGTGGTGGTGAATTCCTTCGTCTCGGTCGCCCTGCCCACATTCGCAAAGTTCGTCTTGGCATTTATCAGCCGCGCGCTTTTCATCATTTGGGTCCGTATCGTTATTGGGATTTGACGGTTGACGAACTCATGATGCATTTGGGCGGTTTGATTACTGCCGGTCACGAATGTCAAAAACCAAATCCCATCGCAACGCCGGGGCCATGGTGCCGTCGTTGCACGGGTGCAAAGGGCTGCGAAGCTGTGACACACACCCTTTATCGCGGGTTCGAATTCATTTCCAAATCCGCGAATTACAGGGAACTGACCGACGAAGAACTATCGGCAGAACTCGACGCTATCGACATGCTTTCGAAGCTGTTGAAAGCCCGTCGTTCCGCTATTGAACCTGACGCCGAATCGCGGTTACGTAAAACAGGTTTGAGGGGTTATTACCTGAAACCGCGCGTAGGTAATCGCGCATTCAAATACGCACCGGAAGTCATCAAGGCCATGACCGGTGTTGACCCAATCGAAAAGACGATGTGCACCCCCGCAGAATTGGAAAGACGGGGTGCGCGTCCCGACATTGTGGAATTCCTGACGGAAAAGCCACAGCTTCCGCGAAAACTCGAACGTCTTTCCGATAAGGAAATGCGCCGAATGTTCGACCAGAAAGACAAGTAACACAGGAGAAAGCCGACTATGGCAGACCAATTCACCACGCTAACACCGGGCGGGCGTTTCGTTTGGGGTTCCATCACGGAACGTGCGACCCATGACTATGACGGCAACCCTTACGAAGAAAATAAAGGTCCTTTCCAGTTCGGCCTTGCCATCCTGAAGAACGCACCGGGAATCAACGAACTTCTCGGCGGTCTTTATCAGGTGGCCGCAAACGGTTACCACACGAAGCCGGGAATTCAACAGCGTATTCTCAACGAATACCAGTCCGGTTTTACCCGTGGCGACTTTGCGTTCAAGATCAAGGACGGCGACCGCCCGAATGCCGAAGGCGTCGTTAATCCGAACACTGCCGGTTGTTGGGTATTTGCCTTCCAGACGCAACTTGCGATCAAGGCGACACATTGGGGTATTATCCCCGGCGTGCCGAACAACAAAGAGATCGACGCAAAGGAAGTCTATCGCGGCTCCTATGTGGACGTGAACCTTTCGTCCAGCGTCAACGGCAAGGAAGACCGTACAGCCGGTATCTATCTTAACCCGAACGCTGTTCGTCTTCTCGGCCACGGTGAGCGCATCATGGGCGGCATGTCGACCGAACAGGCATTCGGCAATGCTCCGGCACCTGTCATCCCCGTCGGCGCGTCTGCAATGCCGGTCAGCCCTTCCGGTGCCCCACAGGCACCACAGACGCCACAGGTTCCGCAGACACCGCAGGTGCCACAGGTTCCGCAGGTCGCCGCGCCCGTTTATCAGGCTCCGCAGGTTCCGGGGCTTCCCGCCGCTCCTGTCGTTGCGCAGGCGGCACCCGTGGCCGTTCCGGGGCTTCCGCAGGTCCCTACCCTGCCGGGAGTTGGTCAGCAGCCCTCAATGACTGCATACCCTTCTAACCCGGCACCTGCTTACCCGGCCATTCTCAATCCTCCCGGTGTTTCCTGACACTTGGAAATTGACCGCACGGCGGGGGATTATCTCCCGCCGTTTTTTATCGGAGATTGAAATGGCAAAGCGCGTTATCGTGCTTGACGCATATATGCGTCATCCGACGGTCATAACGGTTGTTCGTGAATACCCCAACAAAGCCGTTTCAGGTGATGACGATAGGGGCATTCGGATATACGCAACCGAAAATCGGATTGTGAAAATTCCACTTCCTTCAAGATAGGTGCAAACATGGACGTTTTGGAAGAACGTGCGATTGAGAATATCGCCGCCGCAATGGAACGTATCTACAAGCGCGGATATATCGACGCAGACGGTCAGCATTTGACCAATGACAGGGACTTTCACAAGGTAAGTGAGTTTATTGCGACCCGGAAGAAAGAGAATTCAAAATAATGACAAAGCTGACGCCAAGACCGAACGATTTCATCTATGACGTTGAAACTTATCGTTACATGTTCTCCTGTGTCATCAAGCACTCGGCGACGGGTAACAGATGGATTTTTGAGGTATCTTGGCGTCGCAATGACGCCGTCGCATTCATCAATTTCATTTGGTGGCTGAAGCATCGCGGCGCGCGCATGGTAGGCTTCAATAACGAAGCATTCGACTATCCGGTTATTCACTACCTTCTTAATCTTGGCCCGAATTTCACAAGTGAACACGCCAATTGGAAGGGAACGGACATTATCGAAAAGCAAAAGCGCGATATCCGTTCGACCATATACGGACGTGACGTGGTCGTTCCGCAGCTAGATTTGCTCAAAATTCACCACTTCGATAACAAAGCCAAAATCACCGGCCTAAAGGCGCTCGAATTCGCGATGCGATCTTACAGCATCAAGGATTTGCCCTATCCCGTTGACGAGCCTCTTACGTCGAAACAGATCGATGAACTTATCACGTATAACTGTCATGACGTGAACGAAACTGAAAAGTTCTATATCCAATCGCTCGACAAAATCGAATTCCGTGAAAAACTTTCCGAGCGAATGGGGAAGTCGTTTATCAACTATAATGACACCAAAATCGGCAAGGACTATTTCATACAGCGCCTTGAAAAAGAAATGCCGGGTATCACGGGGAAGTGGGGTAACCCGAACCAGACGCACCGCCCGAACGGTATTCAACTTTCCGATATCATTCTTCCCTATGTCCGTTACCAGAACCCGGAATTTAACAGGACACTGGATTATCTGCGCGGTGTGAACATCCGCGACACCCGGTCACCGCCTGAATTGAAAGAACTCTCAATTAACTTTCGAGGGTTCCAATTCGATATAGGCGCGGGCGGATTGCATGGCTCCGTAACGAACAAATCGGTTATCGCGTCAGGTGATTGGGAAATCCACGACGTGGACGTTGCGAGCTTTTATCCGAACCTTGCAATCGTCAACCGGTTCTTCCCGCTGCACCTGACGGAAAAGTTCTGTGATGTTTACGCGGAACTGTACGAGGATCGCAGCAACTACCCTAAGGGAACCGCCGAGAACGAAATGCTGAAGCTTTCCCTGAACGGTGTTTATGGTGAAAGCAACAACGAACACGGGTCGTTCCTTGACCCTCAATTCACCATGTCCATCACGATCAACGGACAGCTTTTGCTTTTGATGCTTGCCGAAAACCTGCTTCGTCACGACATGATTCAGATGATTCAGGCGAACACCGACGGCGTCACAGTTCTTGTTCACAAGAGCGCAAAAGCGTATTTCGACGCCGTGTGCGAGTGGTGGCAAAAACAGACGATGCTGAAGCTGGAATATGCGCAGTATTCGGCCATGCACATTCGCGACGTCAACAGCTACATGGCCGTCAAGACCGACGGGAAGGTGAAGCGGATCGGTGCTTACGCTTACGTGACACCGATGGAAAACGCCGCGACGCGTGAGGTTCAATGGCACAAGGATCATTCGCACCTTGTCGTTCCTAAAGCGGCTGAAGCGTTCCTTGTGCACGGCAAGACGATTGAATCGTTCATCTGGAACCATACCGACATTTTCGATTTCTGCGTTCGTGTTAAGGCACCCCGCACTTCGCGCCTTGAGTTCAACGACGGCGAGATAATCCAGAATACGAGCCGAGTTCATATGTCGACCAAGGGCCGTGAACTGTTCAAGATCATGCCGCCGCTGGCGAAAAAGCCGGGGTCAGACGAACGCAAGATGGCTCAATTCAAAGGCTGGAAGCTTCACGAGTGCAATGATATCAGGTCGTTCGATTGGAACAACCTTGACCGTTCGTTCTACTATGAAGAAGCGCACAAGCTCGTCGACAAGCTCGAAAGGGTTTACACGTTATAAGAATTCGTGTTAACACGAATCTACATAAATGAAAGGTGCGAAAATGTTCAAATTCAAGAGACAGACCGTCGAAAAAGCGGACCCCGGCATTCTCCCGAATCATGAGATTGTCGGTTCGACGGTCACCCTTCTCGAAGGTCAGAGAAACAGGCTGGAAAGCGAAGTTGATATGTTGACGCGGCATATCACTGACCTTATCGAAACCCGTCGGCAGGCGATTAAATCGCTTACGGCGGTCACTTCGTCGCTCATCATGCTTGGCGACGACAAGTCACTTACACCGGAGCAAGCGAGAATGGCAGATCGTGAGATTACCATATCGCTTGCGGATTTGAGGATAGACGACGAATGAGTACAATAGGGCACAACAGCGGCGAAACCACGGAAACGGTAGCCGCAGCGGAACTCCGTCAATTCATTGAGCGCGTCGAGCGCCTTGAAGAAGAAAAAGCAGCTATTCAGGGCGATATCAAAGACGTCATGAGTGAAGCCAAGGGTCGCGGCTACGATACCAAGGCGATTCGCAAAATCATCGGCATTCGTAAAAAAGATGCGAATGAGCGCCTTGAAGAAGAAACAATTCTCGAAACGTACATGGCAGCACTCGGCATGACGTTGCGTGAACATGGTATTCCCATGCCGTCAGGTAAGAAATGAAAACGTGGGCTGAACTGACGATCTCGGAAAAGATAGGCGCGATTACGCGCGCCTATTCTGAAACACACGATGCGAAAGGCGACTGTGCAGGTATCGCGGAAGCTTTAGGCACCACGAAAGCCGCTATCGCCGGTTTCTACAATCGTAATCGCGACGAGCTTAAGCACGTTCCGTTGCGCGGAAAACTCCGTCTTAATACCGAAAAAGAGCTTCAGCGAAAGCGCGGCGGCATTAAAGAACCGGCACCACCCCCGCCGCCACCGCCTGAAGGCTTCACCCCGAAGAACCCGGTGACGTTGCTCGATATTGAAGATGACGGTTGTCGTTACATAGTCGAGGTTCACCGGGCGGGTTTGTCACTTTTCTGCAATGAACCGGCGAAAAAGAAGTTCGGATATTGCACCTATCATTCGAAACTAAATTACACACCTGCACAGGAGATTTCGCATGTACGCCGAAGGTTATGAACTTCTATCAAATATCCTTCAGGACGCGTTTGAACAGGCGTCAACGGGGAAAGGTAAGGAACGACACGGTCGCGGCCTTCCTTGGCCCGAACAGGCCATTTTCACACTAGGTCGCCAGTACGGACCGGGCGGCACCGGTTTTCAGGCGGCAAAGAAGATCGGCGAAGCCATGGGCATGATTGAGCGTGGCGACTTCGAAGCGGCTGAACGCGAAATTCTCGGCACCATCGTTTACGCCGCTGCGACCATCGCACTCGTCAGGGAAAAGGCGAAAAAGATCGCACCCGTTGTTGCCGAGCCGATTCCCGAAGGTTACGAATGGGATGCGGTGAAGGGAAGGTTTTACGACGTCTTCCAGAAAGGTTATCTGTTAGACACGAGTTTGTTTCACGATAAGTGGGTTTCGAGGTTCGCTGAATTTCCTAAGCGTGATCGTCCACCGCTGCCGGTACGCTAAATGATTCCCGGCCTGTCACCGATTCCTTCCGGTGTCTATTGGAGCGAACCCTTGTCGTGTTTCTTTGACATGAACAAGGGTTTCGCACTTCCCCCGGAATTTCAAGCCTACTGGCACCCACGGCGCGCTGAATTCCCAAAGTCACGTTTCTATATGACTCACAGCGGGCGGCTTGTCAGGGTGCCGTGACGGGCGCATTCTTCCCGTGTGTAAATCCCCGGCGCACAGATACCGACAACGGTTCTATCAATGGCGCGCTGGTCATCCGGTGTAGCGCCGCGAACGCCGATAAGATCGGTGCCGACGATGCGACGAACAGCTTCAGTGCTTCCCGGTGCCGTGTGCTGGCAACCCGCAAGAAACAAGCACAGGGCTATCACTCTAAGCATTTGGCTCTCCCGAAATCCCATTTACCAGCGGGGCAAAGGTCGAAACGTGACCGGGCTTCATCCGATCGGTTCCCCGCCTGCGTGTCCTTCTTTTCGATCTCCGTTCGGATAGATTCGCCGCCTTGTCGGTGCAGCCAAAACGCAACACCGACAAGAGCGAGAACAACCGCGCCGTAAATGTAGAGCCTCACGCAAGAGCCTCCTTCAGTTCGGCGGCGCGACGCTTGGCCCATACGCGATAAGCGATACCACCTATCGCAAGAGCGGCACCGGCAATAGTGAGAACTGCGACAGCGTTCGCGACGAACTCAATATTCGTCAGCGGGGTTAGCTGTTCGGTCGTTTGAGAGATAACGACCGAGATACTACCGGCACCTGTCGAAGCGTCTGCCGGTCCCGTAGCGGGCGGCTTTTTCGCATCTGTGATGTTCGCACGCTGGTTTCCGTTCGGAACGAACTGAACTTCAGGCCCGACACTGCCCATCGCCCACGCCTGACCGACAGAACGAACGCCGTTGACACGCGCCGTCCAGCCTTTACCAAAGTGCTTCCACGTCGTGAGAGCCTTCAGGAAAGCCATGCGAAGCTCAAGAATTCGAGCAATGAGCCTGTCATGGTCCTGATTCGAATGAAGCGCCGAAATGGTCTCGTTTCCGATAACGCCGTCAGCCTTTACGCCTAGCGCGCGCTGAAGCCATTTCACAGATTGAGAAACACCGGAATTCACAGCACCGTCAAAGACGACATACGAAACACCCGGTGCAAGCCGGTCACCCTTGATGAGTTCCCAATACTGACCATAGTAAATGTCATCGCGCTCATCATTGGTCATCAAGAAAACATCGCGTGTCTTGAGACCCTTGCGGCGACGCCATGCGTCATAGGTTCGCTGAATTACGCCCTGATTCGTTCGGCCTCCGGGGTCGTTTTTGTTGTCGACCTTGCCGCCTTCATGAACGAGAACTTTCGCCAGTGAACGTTTGAATTCGTCAATCATCGCTGCAATCATAGCTGTGCACCACTCCAAATAGTCAAACGCTGATAGCCGGGTGTTCGGAAACGGATAACGCCATCGTCGGAACCGAGCGGCAAAATCACGTCACCGGATTTCGTGTACCATTGCGTTCCGCGTTTGAAAACGATTGCAATAGCTTGCTGGCGACCGCCGTCAATGGAAGTACCTTCCGCGTCTGTCTCATAAAGAAACGTCGTCGCTTCCCATTGGGATATGCTCTGATACCCGCCGTTTCCGGTTGCGACGAACAAATCCGATACGGTAATGCCGATACCTTCTTTCAAAGATCGGACGATGAACCCCGTTCTGTTTTGTGTCGATTGAGAAACTTCCCAATTTCCGCCAGCGCGCCATTGATCGAAAAGAACTTCTTGCGGGATAATACCGCTGATAGAACCGCCGCCCAACGCGCCGCGAAGTGTCGAAAGACTAACAAGGGCTTCAGCACCGCCGATACACCCCGCGATCAAATCATTGTCACCGATTCCGCCAGCTTGCGGAAGGTCGCAAAGGCCACCGGCCTGACTCAACACGAGGTTCACAAGTTGCTGAACTGTGATGGTCGAGGACGTATTATCGAAACAACCGGCGATACGGTCATCCAGATCGGGAGCGTCCGCGAATGGTGGCAAATCGCAAATGCTACGTGCTTTTTGCAAAGCCGCCTTCAGGTTATCCAGACGCGAACAATCGTAAAGATCGCCGAACGCGTTAATTGCGTTTGCGATCTCCGAAATTATCGCGTTCATCTGAAGCGGTTCGACGCTGACGTTGCACTTCGGCGGATAGTAAAGAGCGGGGCAATCGTCGCCGGTCGTTTCGATACCACATGCAGCGTTTACCGTGAGGGTGCAAGGCAAACCACCGCTAAAGAAAATTCCGGCCATTTTGTAACCTTTCAATCGGGTGTTTGGTCTGTACGCACCACACAGAACCTAGATACGTGTGACAAAAGAGAGCGAACGACGCATTCCGCAGCCATATGACCGGGCCATATGTATTTGGGAAGCTCCGAAGGCAACTGCATTACATCACGGTCAATATATGCCGCAACCGGTGAAGGAATGCCACAGGGGTTTTGATTTACCCCGTCGAAAAAGTCACTTGTTTTTTCGAAAGTGACACACAGCGTTTCATTTTCGCACGCGTTCGTAGTGTCGAGCGGGACAACCCGAACTTTCAACGGTTCAATCACAAAGTTGATTGACGCCAAGTTCTTTATGATACCCATCGAAAGACGTTCAAGCGATTTGATGAGAGCCGATTCGAAAGCCTGCTTGATAGAAGGCGGGTAGTTGATTGCAACGTACACCGGCCCGCATTCCGTCATGTATTCGATAGGGGTGATTTCGCCGAGTGCTTTTGACCGACAGGAGGTTTCAAAGCAGTTCACCCACTTGAACCGTTCAAGCCAGTCCGCTGTTGACGTCACAGCCGTGAAGGGATCGCTTTCGCGGACCGCAGGCCACAAGGTCATGTCAATGACGGAAGCCAGCCGTGCGCCCACGTTGACGGCGTAATCAACAAGCGTCGGGCAATGGTCTTCCGTCCAGCAAGCCGCGCAATTGCCGGTAGCTGTGATGGTGGTGATTGCTTCGTATTTTGCCCGGTCCCATAGCGGCCCGCTTGGCAACAGCCCGACATACGAAGTTGCCAAGGTGCATTCGTCCATGTCGGCAAAGTCAGGAGGGCAACAGCCGGAGTATTCGAACTTACCCGCCGAAACCATCCCATCAATACCGGGAACAAGAACGTTCATCAAAGGCACCCGCTCGTAGTGACGTTATTATTGATTACCTGAACTGAATTCAGGCACGCCTTATAATCGCAATCAATTTCAGCGTCGCCGCAGGCATTGAAACGAAGTCCCGATTGCGATGCATCACCGGGGGAACGAATGGCGACGTCAAACGCAAAGGACGAACCCAAAACCTGAAGGCCGATGAAGCGAAGCTGTTCGACCGTAAGATTCGTTGACGGCGGATGACGATTGATGAAGTCGGTAATTCGCTGTTCAACCACGCGCGCCTGTGCGGGAGTGGCACACGAAAGCCCGTTAAGATAAATGTCGAGATTCACCGCCGTAGCTGTGCGAACCTTCCCGCAGATACCAAATTCCGCTTCGCCCTGTCCGAGACCTTGCGGCGAACCAAAAAGCCAATCGGTAATTTCGTCCACGACGCATTGCGGCGCAAGACCGCAATCAAATGTATCGCGAAACAGAACATAGAATTCGATGTTGTTCGGGCATTCGACTTCTCCGAGCGCGTTGACAGAACAACAATTCGGCCCCAAATCGAACACGTCGGTTACGCACGGCCATTCCATCGCTTTCGATTTGAGCCATTCGACCGTCAGGCGCGGTTCATACTGCAAGCGCTGCAAATACCGTGTACGGAACGGTTCGCATTCTTCAGCATCGTCACCGCCGCAGAAATTGCCACCATAGGCCGTCACTGCCGAACTGATACCGGGAACGGGTGTGACAAGGCTCCCTTCGGTTACCCTGATATTTCCAGAGGGACCGGGGGTGACGGCAGATACCCGGAGAACAAGAACGCCGGTCGCGGGCAACTGGTCAGGCACAACGCTTGCGGCTTCGTAGGTCTGATTTTCAAACTGGAAACGAAGGTTCTGATTCAGTGCCGAGCCGGGAACACCCGTCATACGAACATAGCCTTGCGCGAATTGTGCCGGTTTCGGGTATACGCCACGACGCGCGGCCATCTTCACGAGATTTTCACAACAGGCATATCGGGGGTCCTGTTCACGCCACATTTGTTCGGCGAACGCGAAAAATTCTTCCTGCATCGCATATTCGAGCGTGACAACGTAAAACTCATTGCTTTCGGGAATGATCTCGGCACCGCCAAGAACGTTTGTCGAAAAGCGCGTTGCGATCTTGTCACGAAGGGCTTGCGGTTCCGGTCTTTGAATCGTGCAGGCCATTGTTAACTCCAAACCCATGCATTAGCGATACGTTCACCAGTGAGACCGACACGGCTTTCGTTACCGTCGACACCTTGAATCATGATGGTCATATCAATTTTATTCGAACCCTGATATGTCAAATCAACATCGACGGACTTCGCGACCCCGTATGCTACCAACTTTTTTAGATCGTCGATTGCATAGGCTCGAATAAGGGCGACGGTTTCACGCATGGAGCCGCGCGCCGTAACCTGCCTTATCTTGCTCCCGCTTCGCATGTTGTCAGAACGGAAGCTGTCACCCCAAAAACCACCCCTGTTTCCCGGCGTCCAGCCGCAACCGGTGTCCGCTTTTGATGCATCGGTAAGCAGGATATTCAGTGCCAGACCCGCAACATAATTGTCGGTCGCAATGGTAATTCGACCTTCCCCGTTGCAAAGAAGCTGAAGGCCGGGGCGCGCGCAATCGCCGCAATCGTCAGAGGATTGACCGCAGGCCGCAACCTGCGTCGTCCAAAACCTCTTTCGCCTGTCAGCCGTTTCGAAATTGCACGTCATCCCTTAATCCCTTTTCGGCGGATCGGTGTCTGCTTCAGTGTCGCCATCACTATCGGCTTGTTGCGGATGCACATGCGAATCCCCGATGTTTACGCCATTGTGCATGAGCTTTGAAGACCGAATATCGAGTTCACCACCGCCCGTGTCAATCACGACGTTATTCCCTTCCACCGTGATTGATAAAGAGCGGTTGTCGCCGAGTGTGAACTTGCCATCCTTTAACCAGATAGAATCATCGTCAAGTTGAACGAACTTGTCAGCGTTGAAAGGGTGCTGAATACCGCCTGTTTTCTTAGGCCATTTTCTTTGTTTGTTGCGGGGGATCGTCATAACGCCGAATTTGCCTGACGCATCTGACCCATCACTAAGCAAGAAAACCTCTAGTTCCTCATCATCTTCAGGGTTGAAACCGTAACCGGAGTTGATGACAGGAACGTCTTCATCCATTGTGCCGGAGCCTTCGACAGTGACGATTGCGCCCGTGTCGGTATGGTCAAGCTTTCTGAATACATGACGTTCAAAACCGTCCTGTGTGTCCCGGTTACGCTCGTCAAAAGTCTTTGTAGTTGTCATTCGGGCGGTAACCTCAATGGGGGTTGTTTTGGCGTCGATTCATCTTCGTTCAAAAGAAGGGAATTGACGACGGATGCAATGACATTCACAGGGGTCGTGATAGCCGAAAGAGCGGCGCTTGTCCAAGTCGAAGGGTATTGACCTGCAATCAACTTGATACCCGCCTGAACTCGTCTGGCGACCCCTTTCGTGCTGATATCCGCTAGGCTGTTGCTTATCGACGATAGCAAACCTGACGAAGCTCCCGAAATAGATTCGGACGGCGGCGGTGCCAATTCCAATTGAGTTTCAAGGGTGCTTTTCGCGTCGACCGAATAAGTCAACGATACGCATTCCATGACATCAAAAATCCCTTCCGGGGGTATCTCGACGTAGTGGATGTTTCCGATATCCCATGGAATGCCGCCCTGTTGCGCAACGTGAAAAACAGTGACGTTGACGCTTTTGCTTTCCGCAGCGCGTCGGTCAGCTTCGAACTTGGCGCGACGCTGCAAAGATTCGTTCGTCGCATCACCGTAATGTTGAATCGTAAGCGGGATATTCGCGCCTACCCACGAGTCAGCAACGGATTGAACCGGCTGCACGATTGCGTTCTTTCCCCAAACGTCTTTAGCCACGCGATGGCCTTTGACAGTGATTTCGGAATTGGCGCGATCTTCAGATTGTTCAGCCGAAAAATCAAGAATGTTTTGCCCTAAAACGATATCTTCACCGACGACGCCGGTTGTTCCGTCCGTCACCAAAAGTTTGCCGTCTCGCGTCTCGTAAGCGAAATGACAATTCTGGTTACACCGTTCGAAAATTTCATTGAAGATTCGGTTGCCATCCCGAAGCGTGATTTTCGGCTCTTTTACTTCGGTCCCTTGCCAATCAAGAACAACCTTGTGTTCCTTCACAAGTGCTTCAATTACCTTTCGGTCACTGGTATCTTTGAAGGAACCCGTCGGGTGTGAATGTGAACTGTCAACGAGATATTTGGTGCGCCCGCGCGCCGTCAGCGTTACCGAATAACCCTGACCCTTGGCGAAGTTGACAGTTACGTCACTTCCCCCTTCATCCGACATAGAACCGGGACCCCCGGAATATGCAAAGCGACCGCTTGCGTCACGCGGCTGCGACCCGGCAACGGTCTTGCCTTTGCGCTTGTCGATTATACCGGTGAAAGCTAGTTCACCCATCACGTAGACAAGGATTTCCTTACCGCGAACAGCATTCACGATCACCGGTTTTGAAGGAACATAGTTCAGGAAAATTTCAACCGTGAGAGAACCCGTCAACTGTTTTTTCGTCCGCTGCAAACGCGCGGAAGTATAGGTTTCGAGTTCTTCGCCACCTATAAAAATTCTCATTGGTTTAATCATGCACGCACCCGTTCAGCAATTACTTTCGGGCCGATGGCCCATGGTGCCCCGGTGTTTCGGCCTTCAAGCTCACGGGAGCGTTTAGCGTCGCCGAAAATCTCCCATGCCACGACAAGCGAATGCATGGTTCCGGGGAAGGAATAGACGATCAAGGCCGGGGAATTATAAGCCCGGTTGACCATCACACGCGCGACCGAAACGGAGAACTCACGGATCGACAGGAAGAATTCGTTATCGTGACAATCCTCCTGTGCGATCTGTGCTTCTTGCTCCAAAATCGCGGCGATCTGGTCGTATTGCGCAAGACCTTCATTGACGGTACTTGCGACCGTTTCCATGTATGCTTTCGACAAATAGGCGGTCGCCAGAACACGGACGGCGCTGAAGATTGCGTTCTGCGCATCCGCCGATTCACCATCAAGTTCCGAATGAGACGACGACCAATTTATGATGTTGCGCAGGATTGTGAATTTGTCCTGACCGACAGCAGCGGAATCGAGATAGGAGAAACCGTTACGCAAGACATTCCACGAATTGGCAGGATCGAAAAATGTGAATTCGTCGATCAACACGTTCCTGAAGTCACGAACAATCGTCCATTTTTCTTGTGACGTATCGTTACCGGAAAGAGCAAGGTAACCGGTCTGAACTTGCTGCACCGCTTCGGCCATCGTGGCAATGACGGTCTCGGAATTGTAATAGCGAACGTTCTCCGGGGAATAGTAGCGCTTGAAGCTTTCTTCGGTCGCTGTGATGATTGGCGACAGGGCAAGAGCGATCAACGACCCCACAAGCCCGAAGCCCGTGACAGTGTCGTTTGCTTCGACGAAGTCAATATCGATATAGGTGACACCGGCTGCGTCGACCTTGCTATCTGTCACACGGGCAGAACGGCAAGCGGCCATCACCGGGCCGCGCGTCGGATGAACAAGCAAGCCGGGACCGGTAGATTCGAGAACGGCAATGAAGGCATTCGACAATGCCACATGGTCGTTTGTCTGGAAGCGGGCACGGATAGAATAGGATCGAATTTTTATGCCTAGATCGGCATATCCTGTCCGTTCGCCGAAAACGAATTCAGCTTCCGCACCGTTGCGCCCGTGTTCGGAATCGGAGCTATCGGCGTCGAACGGAACACCCTTAAAACTCGCCGGAAGATAATGTTCGTTCGGGTTGTAACAGGGACCAGCCATTTAATCACCTTGCGTTATTCGGGTTCGCCCCGGTGTCGACGGCGGGTGCTGTACCGACGTTAACACTAAGCGGCGGCGGTGTGAAATTACTTTGCATCGACGCCGCGATTGCTGCACCAAATGGACCGGCAACAGCCATAAGCGCCTCTTGCACGCCCGCCGCCAATTCTGGCCCTTTGGAACCGATCATGTTCGATCCTTCTTCGAACGTTGAACGAAGGCGTTCCGAACCCATTTCCACGCCTGTCTGAATACCGAGCGCGTCTTTAAGTGTGCCGCCGTCAGCCAAATCACCAATAAAGAAACGCTTCCAGTCAAACGGCGTTGTGGTCATGCCTTCAGGTTGAACCGGCATATTACCGGACGGCAACGCACCGATAATACCCTTCAGCCACGCGCTCGTGTTCTGACGCCAAGTTTCGAAGCGCTTGACGTCTTCAGCGTTCCTGTCTGACGCTTCGATTGTCGCCTTGCCTTCTTCAAGGATTGTGGCGGTTGTTCCGAGACCGATAGCAGCCACCGCCGCAGTTCCGATCTTTCCAATCCTTCGACCACGCGGACCGCCCCGCGTGCGAGAACCACCGGGGCCGGGAACACCGCCTGCACCGTCCAGCGTCGCGGCGAAACGAAGCGCGGCGGCTGACGCAGTGTCGAGACTACCGGCAAGCACGATAGGGGATAGGAGGAAGTTTTTTACCTTGGAACCTGCCCACAGGCCCGCCAAGCCCACACCAGCGGCGGTTCCGCCGACGACAGCCGCATTGACACCGCTTCGTTCTTCACCACCAAGGAAATTCGAAACCCCCATGATAGCGTCACGGAACCCCTGAAGCGGCCCGTTCACTTTATTCAAAAGAGTCGTGCCGATCTCGCCGAGCAATTCGGTTGTTTGCTTACCGATAGACTGGAAAGTCAGCAAACCGTTGTTGTTCACGAGGCCGGTAATCGCTTCGTTCGTCGGGATATTTCGGGCGGCTTCAAGACGTGTCTGATATTCGGCTTGCCACATGGCAAGGTTTGCGGCGACGTCTTTCGCCACTACGGAGCCGAACAACGGTGTTACGGCGTCTGCGACCGCCGCAGCATTGTTCAAGTCAATTCCGCGCTGTTTCAGCCGAGGAATCAATTCTTGAACAACCCACGCGTTAGGGTCAGTGCGCAGCAATTCACCGGCAACGGTGGACTCACGGAAGTTCTCGGTTCTGGATTTCTTCCCTGTCTTCCCTACCTCACGTTGCCCCATGGTGATAAGACCCCATTCCGCTTGCGCGTTAAGGGCTTTCGCCGTCGTGTTTCCGCTAAGGTTCTCGACAAAACGGTTGATCGAACTACCCGAAACACGACCCATGCTTTCGAGCATACCGATAAGGGTTCGGAAACCTTCAGGAGAAAGGGTCTTGCCTGTCGTGCGGGCATAGGTGACGGCGGTGTTGATTTTTTCAGGGTCGATATCCGCACCGGAAATAATCGATTCCTCAATCAACACCCGCATATATTTCTTCGCGTCGGACGAAATATTTCCGTTCGAATCCTGAAGCCGGTTGATGTTGTCGAGCGTCTTGAACAGCGCTCGAATACCTTTCTGTGCTTCTTCCGTGTTACCTGTCTGCGTCAGGCGGGAGTTCGCAAACGTCGCAGCCATTTCAATAAGAGGAATGGATCGTGTCGGGTCTTTGCCGAGCGTCGGGCCGATCTCGGCGAACCATGTGCGAACGTCAGAGCGCGTGAAGTTCGGATTTTCGCGCGCTATACGCGCCGATTCCCGGTCAACCATTCCGATCTGTTCGGGGCTATATCCAAGCGCCTGATTTCGCAGATACGATTGCGATACGTTCTTCGTACCTTCACGGAAGCCGGTCATTATCGAATGTTCAATGGTGCTGCCGAGACGGCTTATGAAACCTACCGCCCAAATATCCAGCGCGCTTGCGTTGATGCGAAAACCACCGCCACCAAACCCACCGCCGCCGTTGTAACGGCGCGAACCACCGCCGCCGATTCCCCCGCCCATGCCGCCCGCGCCGCCTGAAACACCTGTTCGGATGTTCACACGCTTGTTGTTCAGGGTGTTGACTTGATTTTGAAGTCGTCGAAGTGCTGCCGTCGTCGAATTGATATTTGAAACACCGATTTTCGGGGCGGTAATGGTTCGAACCGCGCGACCTAGCGCGTTAATCTCACGCGTCGCAGATTTGATTTTCCCGGTGTTTACATTGACGTCGATGCGCTTAAGGCGGTTCGCTTCGGCCCGAAAAGACCGAAGCGATTTTTCAATTTTTCCGAGCGTCCTTGACGACTGGTCGATAACCTTCAGAATTGCGGATTCGACAAACTTCGCCATGTGAACCTACTTTATTTTTGCGCCTGCAATCGTCGCTTCGAATTTGAGCTTATCTTTATGCGTTTTCTGGAATATCTCAAGTTTTCTGGCAAGTAAGACGATTGAAATATCCGAAAGGTTTTGCCCCGAACCAGAGTGGTAACGCATGAATTCGGCGCTTTCGAACACCTTTCGGGCTATTCTAAAAAACGCGGGAGAATTTTAGAAGCGATGAAAATTCCGTCGTTCGGCGTGATCTGTTCTACCGCCCACGAGGGCAAAGCCTGAAGCTTCAGGCTCGACGTAATCGGTTTAGCAAGCTGTTCAATGAACAGGATTGTTTGTTCACCGACATGGTCTTCAGCGAAGACGGCTTCGATATCGCCGAA